TTTTGTGGATTGACTTGGATCACAACCAAAATTTAGCATGTGCTGTCACGGGGTAAATTGGGAACACGACATGATATTCCAAGCATCCGAACAACAGATGAATATCTTCCGTTGGGTGCGCGATGGGGAAGGACACGCAATGGTCCAAGCCCTTGCGGGTACCGGAAAAACCACCACGATCATTGAAGCGATCCGCTATATGCAAGGGTCGGTCGCATTGGTGGCATACAACAAGAAGATCGCAGAAGAACTTCAAGCCAAGATCAAAAACAGGATGGGCAAGAAGCGCGAAGACATGCGCGCCGGTACATTCCACTCTTTCGGCTTTTCGGCGTGGATTCGACGGCATCCCGGCATGAAGATGGAAGGCGACAGCGAAAGGTCGGTTGGGTACTGGAAATGGGATCGTATCCTTGAGTTGTTAGAGATCCCCAAACCCGACAAACCCTTGTCCCGTTGCGCGCGCAAGCTGTTGAGCTTGGCAAAACAGTACGGCTTCGGCATCGAAGGTATTGAGCCGGACGACAATCCCGCCCGGTGGAAGTGGTTGTTCGATCATTTCAACCTTCAGGACGAACTGTTCGACGAAGACACCGGATATATGCCCAAGCCGGATGAGATTGAGAAGTTGATGAAGGTCGCCATTGTGCTGGCCCGGCGCGCCTTACTCAAAGGCATCGAGATTGCCCCGGAAGTCATTGACTTCGACGACATGTTGTATATGCCGCTCCGGGAGCCTACGTGCCGCATCTGGCAGTACGATTGGGTCTTGATCGATGAATGTCAGGACAGCAACCCGGTGCGCCGGATGTTCGCGAAAAAGATGATGCGTGCCGAAGGTCGATCCATCTGGATTGGTGACCAGAATCAGGCGATCTATGGTTTCGGCGGCGCGGACTCAGAGTCTATGAATGTGATTCAAGAGCAATTCTCTCCGACGCTCTTCCCGCTCACGACAACCTATCGTTGTTCGCTTGCAGTCGTCCGCTACGCCCGCCAATGGACGCCGGACATGGAACCACGCCCCGAAGCCCCGGAAGGCGCTGTAAAGACCATTGAAGCGGAGAAGCTGTTGGGAGAAGACTTGAAGAACAGCGACGCGATCCTCTGCCGGAATACCGCCCCGCTGGTCGATCTGGCCTTGAAGCTGATCCGGTCTGGACGCGGCTGTAAGGTCGAAGGCCGGGACATTGGTCAGAATCTCTGGAAGCTGGCCGAACGGTGGAAACGAGTAAAGACGGTTCAGATCCTTGCGGAGCGGCTGAAGGAATACCGCAATGTCCAAGTCGCCATCTTGAAGAAGCGCGGCAAAGACATGCAAGCCGAACAGGTTGGTGATACGGTTGATAGTCTGTTGGCGATCATCGAATCTCTCCCGTCCCACGCGACGCTGTGGGATCTGCGTCAAAAAATCAACGGGATGTTCGGCGACACGGAAGCCGGGAAGCCGCAAACCCTGTTGACCTTGAGCACGATTCACAAGGCGAAGGGTAGGGAGTGGCCGCGTGTTTTCTGGTGGGGTTACAATGTGTATAACCCTTCGCCCTACGCCACACAGGAGTGGGAGAAGGAACAAGAAGAGAACCTGATGTATGTTGCCGCGACGCGGCCCATCGATACGTTGGTCAAAGTCTTTTTGAAAGCGAAGAAGGAAGAGAAGCCGGTGTACACTTTGGATGACTTCGACGATCATCACCCTTCGTATGAAATGGACGATGACGACCGCCCGAAGTGGAACGACATGACCTATCGGAAAACGTTGATTCAACAAGGGCTGATGGATTGACATACAATCCAAAATCGGGTATGATGAAGGACACAATATGAGCAACCCTCTTGGTCGGTTTCTGGAAGCGCTTGGTGGCGGTGGCCGCTCCGCTCCGCGCAATGATGTCTACATGCCCGATTGGGCGATGGTTTCCCGAAAGGCGGAAGTGCTGACGGAAATGCGCGCATCGGGTGAACATATGGCCGCGCACGCCTGTACGTGCAATTCGCTCGAATGCACCTTGCACTTCACGGAAGAGCCGACATGGATCACGCCGGACTACTTCCTCAAGTACGTGGAGTACACGCTTGAGGAATCCCTGAAATCGGTGAAGGATTCCGAAGAGGCGGATTCCACGCGGGAAGAGATCCAAATCTACCTGAGTCAGTGGCGGATGATGACGCCGGACCAGATCATGCGGGACCCGCGCTACCGGGCCTTCATGGTCGGCTTCGACAGCAAGTTGCTGAACTACATCATCCAGCATCACAGCTATCGCGTCCCCAAGCACTAACGCGCGGTTTTAGTTTCAAAGGACCCCGGAAGGCATACTCCTTCCGGGGTATGAATTTTTCATGGGTCAAATTTTCCACAGGTGGTGTCGTGACCACGCTTTACACGACTATGCTCAAACGATGGTGTTGGCGAAGTTAATGGCCGGGTGCCCTATTGATGTCAAACACAGTTGTCCGAAATGTTTGAAAGAGAAGAATCGTCAAGCGAAGTCTCTCTTTTCAGCGCTCCGACAAATAAGCCCGGCCCCTTCGGAATTCTATGTTGATCGCTATGCAAAGCAACAACAACGGCATCAGGCGCATCGGAATTTTTTAGAGGCGAAAGAGAAATACGGCAAACCGTTCACATGGTACAGCCGACAGTTTGGGGTGAGTCTCTATATGATTCGGGAATGGTGGGACGTAGAAGCTAAGCGCGGGCGGGCGAAGACCGCTCCAACAAAGTCTTCAGCCGGGGCAGCAAAGAGCCAGAAGACGCCAATGTCGTGTTGATCCATTCCGCCGCTTCGTTACTGGCATCGAAGGTCACAGTGCGAATGGGGAAGTGTTCTTGCAGTTTCTTCACGCCATCCGATTTCATGTACTGTTCGATGTATTCCGCCGGGCCGTGTTTCAGCACGGTGCCGCTTTCAGCATCGAACATCAGACTGACTTGTTGGCACATGAATCTAAGGTTGTTTTCTGTGCCGAAATAGAACGATCCGTATTCGACGCGGTAGCTGGCAAGCTGCATACCTGATATAATATCACTGACATGCAATTCACGCAAAGCAAAGAATGGCTGGAAAGAATGGCAGCGGCGGAAGACGAAGGCGACATCACCGTCATCTCTCCAACGTTCCGGGCCTTCATGGAAGCGACCGGCCCATATACGGTCCATGTCGCCGGGACGACCCGACTGGTCACCGACGAAGCCCGCTATACCGATTTCGAGAAAGCCGTCGCGCACGCGCGGGCGCTATCCGGGTGGAGCATCAAAGCTGAAATCCGCGACGAACCCACCGGGAACGTCGTCCACGAAATTCAGCCGTATAATCAAGAGAAGTGGGCAGAATACCAGCGCGAACATGGGCTGGTGCCCGAAACCACATGCGAACCTTCGTAATCTCCGACACCCATTTCTACCACAAGAACATCATCCATTATTGCGACCGGCCCTTCAGCGATCCGCATCACATGAACGAAGTGCTGGTCGCGAATTGGAACAGCGTCGTCAATCCCGATGATGTGGTCTTGCACGTGGGAGATTTCGCGATGGGTCCCAAGGAAAACTGGCCGATCATTCGCAAGCGACTCAATGGCCGGATCATCTTGCACCGTGGCAACCACGACAAGGACGCCGCGTTCATGCGGAACATCGGAATCGACGAAGTGTATGAAAACCGAGTCATCGAACACAACGGGGTGACCCTTTTCCTGAACCATTTCCCGGAGTTCACGGAACGCAAGGCGGATTATCACCTGTATGGTCACGTGCATAACCAGACGCCGGGCAATCAGCCGAAGTGGGCGCGGAACATGTCCGTCGAAGTGATCGGTTACACGCCGATGCTTTTGGATCAAGTCGTAGCGGAGTTTACAGCGGCGTAACTAGGGGTACCATGTATTCATGGCAACCCTCATTCAGCAGTACACTAACCACATCGGGTTTGTCGTTGACCGTAGCGGTTCGATGCGTCATCTGTCACAGCGCGTGATTGAAGTTTTTGACGCACAAATCGCGCATTTGCGCCGCCGGTAAATCGAACTCAATCAAGAAACCCGCGTATCTGTCTACCTGTTCGACGATCATGTCGAATGCGTCGTCTTCGACATGGACGTGATGCGCCCCATTTCGCTGGCTCAACTTTACACGGTGCGCGGTTCGACGGCGCTCATGGACGCATCCGGTCAGGCGATCACTGAAATGCGCCAGATCCCGGAGTTGCACAGCGACCATGCTTTTCTTCTCTATGCTCTCACGGACGGCGAAGAGAATCAGTCGCGCCGCTTCACGCCCGCCAAGCTGAACACGCTCATCAACGGGTTGCCGGACAATTGGACCGTCGCCGCGTTGGTGCCGGACTCCAAAGGCCGGTTCGAAGCGAAGAAGGCCGGGTTCCCCGAAGGCAACATCGAAATCTGGTCCACCACGGCTGTCGGCATCGAAACCGCCGGTAAGACGATGACCACCGCGACCGACACCTTCATGACGAATCGCGCCAAGGGCATCCGTTCGACCCGCAACCTGTTCAAGATGGACATGGCCGGGGTGAGCACCAAGGACGTTGCCAGCAAGCTGCAAGAACTCAAGAAGGACAAGTACGCGATCTACAGCGTCGGTTCGACCAGCGAAATTCGCACTTTCATCGAAAACGAAAGCGGGAAGGTCTACGTCAAGGGTTCGGCTTACTACCGGCTGGATAAGCCGGAAACGGTGCAAGCCAGCAAGAGCATCGCGGTGCGCAACCGCAAGAGCGGGAAGGTCTACAGCGGCGCGGCGGCACGTCAAGTGCTTGGATTGCCGGACTACGAAATCCGCGTCGCGCCGGTGACGGTGTTCGATTGGAAGTTCGGGGTGTCCGGGAAAAGTGGCTGTTGAAATTTGAAGACCACTTTCGCATCCTGATCTATGACAAGCACACTCAGCGGATCGTGACGGTCTATCCGACCGATTCCCTTCTATCGCACCCGATCCCTTGGACCGGCGCGGTATTGCGCCAGTACGATCAGCGGATCATGCAAGAGATCCAGTCCCGGCGAATGATGGTTCTCTGGCGCAACAAGGGCATCGAATACTTGCGGGTCCATGTAGATGAACTAGCCTTTCATGTCGGATATGATGTCCGGCACAAAAGGCTAGTTCGATTCAAACAGCCTAGCAATCCTTCTGTTCACACTCCGGTGGATTCGGATCGGGCTTCTCTTCCGGTTCCGGGTCCGGCCCGGATTCATTCCGGCCTTCTTTCATTCCCAACGGTGCCGGGAACGGAGGAACAACCGGGGATTCGGGCGATTTCGGACTTGATGTCGATCCCTTGCCCGAATTCCAGTGAATGTTCGGAGCATCACCTGACAGTGTTCCGCCGGATGCCATGATGAAGGTGCCACCGGCGGATTGCTTGATCTGCCCGCCCGCGATGTCAAACATTGCTCCACCGGAGTGCCGGTCGCTGATACCGCCAGCATGCATGCTGTGATTGCCGCCAACTTCGATCTTGTCGAAACCGCCAATCTTCTCAGTCTGACTGCCGTCGATGTCAATGTACCGGTTCCCGTGGATCTTCTCCGTGTAGTCGCCTTGTACGTGTACGTTCATGTTGCCGTCCACCTGAATGTTCAGATCGTCCCGGCAATAGATGTTCATCTCTCCGTCGCTGGTGATATTCGTCGCGTTCTGGAAGTGAACATATGCGTTCTCCATGACCGTGATGAATACCTTCCCCACAATCTTCAATTGCATGTCGCCTTCCTTGCCCGGCGCGTTCGTGATTTCCGCGTAGCTCCCCGACTTGTGATAGATGTGGATGCGCTCCGCGTTCGGCGTGTCATCGAATTCGACGATGTGGCCGGACTCTGACTCGAACACGTGATTGTAGGGATACCGGGCCGCATACGTTGGTTCCGGCTCAACCCACTTCCGGGCCGGGCGCGGGTGGACGAACGCAATCGGGATGCCGCCAAACTCTTTCGGACGGCCCACGTCGCGCTGACGCTTGCGGACGCCCATGATCGTGTCGTCCACCTTCTCCACGATTGCAAGGCGGTTGATGTCGTTCTCTCCGACGACAGCGCCCCACGGGTGCTTCTGTCGCGGGTACAGATCCGGGATGGACTCTTGTTTCAGTTGTGCGCCGGTGCCGTCGTTCGGGTAGTAGCGATAACGGATCTTCCGGGGTGCCTGTGGCAGTTCATGGAACGGTAAGGATGGGTCAAAGAAGCCAATGCAAGGCTGTGGAGCCTCTTCCGGGATGCCGTGGATAGTTCCGAATACCGTCAGGTCTTGCGCCGCGTGTGAGTCACGCATGAAGCCGTAAACCCATGTTCCTTCGACCGGCCCCATCGGGCTGTGACCAAGGCCATTCATGGCGGCGTTCCACGGTGCGGGCTGATAGACGTAGGCCCAATGAAGTTCGCATGTGGGAATGAGTTGTTTGTCTTCCGTGTGCATGCCAAGCACGCGCACGCGAAGCCGTCCCAACTTCATCGGGTCCCGGCGATCTTCGACAACACCGACCCACCAGACAAAACCTTCGAAGCCCATCAAATGCTGATCGTGTACTTTCACGATCAGTACTTAGAGGCGAAGCGTTAGGCGGTCTGGCCTTCCAGACCCTCAAAGAACTTCGTGACGCACGGCTCACAAGTCGCGCCTTGCTCCCACTCAGCGCGCGTCCAAGCGTTCGTGCATTGGGCGGCGCTCCACTGGCAGTTGCAAACGTGGCACTTGGTCGGTGCTTGGACCGGCTCAACAACCGGCGCGGCGAACAGGGCAGCGAAGAAGTTCATCAGTTGGGTCATTTCGTTTCTCTCTCCATCAAGAGGGAAATTGAGAAAACAAAAAGCCGGACCCGAAGGCCCGGCTTGGCTAGAGTTCAGTTACGGTTAACGGCAGACGGTGGTTTCCCAACAGAAACCGAACCAGCAAATCGTTTCAGTAGATTCGATGCAGTTGATCGGTTCCACCGGCGGCGGCGGGAACGGCCCGAAGCCATAGACGGTCGAAATGGTCAGACCGGCCAACAGAACGGCACACGCAAGGATCTTCTTCATTTTGTTGTGTTTTCTCCGATAGTTCGCCCCAAGGAAGGAACTGCAAGGGTGGGGTGAACCTGAGAAGTATTTATCAAAAATCAAACGCCCCGGCGGGTTGCCGGGGCGTTTGACGGTAGTGGCTTTGTTGTGACTTGAAGAGAGACGACGGCTACTTCGACATTGGGTCGTAGCAGCGGCCACTACCAGAACTTTTGCAGGGGACGATGTTGATGGGATTCGCGGCGTGGTTGGTCGCGGCGACGATCTTGTTGCCGACGCTCTTGATCTGTGCGACAAACGGATTGGACACCAGTCCAAGGACGCACGCGGCGAAGGCGATCAAAACGGCTTTTTCAATCATGCTCCCTACCTTTCAATTTCATTATCTCGTTTTCCGAACGGTTTGTCAAGAGGTCCTGTAATTCTTTTCGAGATACCTTGACGATCTGCCCGGCTATCAACATCGTCAGAAAACCGATCACGGCGATTCCATACTGACCATACACGATGTTCGTACCAAACACATACCCACCCATGCCGATGACGAAGAGACTCACCGCATACAATAGCACCGCATGGAAGACTTTCCAGATCATTCGGCCATCTCTTCGGCCAGCCGCTCGAAGATTTCCCGTGCCCGCCCTTCTGAGGGAAAGTCTTGCCGCATTTCACCTTGCTTGGTGACGGCGACGACGTGATATTGACGACCGCACAACGGATGATGCCACACTTCCAAAGAAGTGCCGGGTTTGGCATTTTTCAACCACACCAGCCGTCTGGAAAGTTCCTGACTCATATGACCTACTTTACCGTGCCGGGGACATCGGCAAAATCATTTTCCGTAGTCCCCGATCAAGCTCACGATGATGCGCTCGAAGTATTCGCGGAAGGTGACGCCATTTCCCGCAACAACGTTCAAATCGGCACGGGAGAAGCTGAAGATGAAAGAGATCAATGAGCACTTGTGCTGGCGAAGCCACTGGACGTAGTAGAACTTCCATTCGTTGCTTTCATACGGCCAGTGTTCCTTCATCAGCCGTTCCATATCGGCGGGGAACGCCAGTTCGTCGGCAAACTTGAGTTGTTCGAGCGTGAATTTCATGGGACCCTCTTAGTTGACGTATTCGGCCAGCTTCGCGGCTTCGGCGGCGGCTTCTTCCCGGCCAAACACGCCCCGGAGTTTGTAGGTCGCACCGTTGAGCTTCACCACCGTCCAAACCTGACCGTTGATGTCTTCGCCCCGGTAGTTTTCTTCGGCGCGGTCAGTCGCACCCATCAGGGCGCACACGGCATTGTAGGGCTTGGTCGCGGCTTCGAGTTCGGTCATCACCGGCTCACCGGCGCTCAAGCGGGTGAACAACCCGGCAACGTTCTGAAGGGCGGCGTCAAAAGTCTGTTGAAGTGTCATATCGTCTCTCCATAGTCAGAATAGCAAGTCCTGACTTATATGTCAAGGGCTAAATATGCTTCATGGCACTTTTTCCTTTACGGCAACGGCCAAAACTCGACTACAAGACACCGCCGCGTTCTTTTGGTTGCGCCCGCGACAAAGGAAGACGCAAGCATGCCGGTTGTGATCTGTATGCGTCCATTGGAACGGAAGTGTTGGCGGTGGAAGACGGAGAGATCATCCAGCCGGTGTACTTCTTCTACCTTGGCACGTATGCCCTAGAAGTCCGCCATGCGTCCGGCGTCGTTGTTCGGTATGGAGAGATCCAGAAGAACACTCCGAAGCCGTGGAAGGCCGGGGACAAGGTGACCGCCGGGGAAGTGCTTGGATACATCGGACAACTGCAAGGCTTGCCCGTCGCCATGCTCCATTTCGAATTGTTCGACGGTTCCGCGTCGGGGCCGCTGACGGTGCGGTCGGAAGGCGGATTCCAGCGGCGATCTGATTTGATGGACCCAACTGCGTTTCTGGATGATTGTGTTGTGATCTAAGTAGTTTGCATGGCATCGATCACGACGATTCAAGGGACAGATTCCCTACGCGATAGCCGCGCGGTCATCAATACAAACTTCACCAACATCAACAATGAGTTGACGACCATCACCGGGTTGGGTGGCATTCCCGGCCCGACAGGTCCGGCGGGTCCGACTGGACCGATGGGAACCGGCATCACGTGGCGAAGTACGTGGAACAGCGCTACCGCATACGTGGCGAACGATGCTGTGACTTATGGTGGTCAGGCATGGGTGGCAATAGCTTCGAGCACGAATGTGACGCCCGGAACCGATGCATTGAAGTGGCAATCCTACATCAATTTCTCTTCGTTAGGTTCGGGTGCGATTTTGTCCGGGATAAACAGCATCGGCACCAGCGCAACCGACCGCTTCGAATATCGGATATCTTCCGACTGATGGCCCGTATCTGCAACATTCGGACGGTGCTGGATGGAATTACTTTGGGACGATGCGAAAGATGGTTCCGTTGAATGACAGTTCGTGGTCGTGGGTGAATCAAGGTGGAGCGGCCATGACAACTGTTGGCAGTACCAAAATGATGACCGTTCCCGCGAATACAGGTGACAGTCTTCGTTGTCGTCTGCGCACTGTTCCGTCGCCGCCATACACGATCACGGCGATGGTTCTCAATGACTACTATCCAGCCAACTACTATCACACAGGAATTGTGCTCTATGACAGTGGCACGGGACGGCTACAGACATGGGGATATGGTTACAACAGTGGCATGGCGCAAGCGGTTTATAACTGGTCGAACACGACGACGTATAATTCTACTCCCGGCGGCGCGCTGCAAATCCACACACCGTATACATTTTTTCGTGTGGTTGATGACGGCACCAATTTGACATTCTCTTCATCGACTCACGGGTTTGATTTTTCGAATGTCTTTTTCACGACCACACGGGCGGCGTGGATCGGAACAATCACTGATATTGGTCTGATGTCTGACTGCAACAACAACCGACCGGGGAACATGCTGGTGTTGCATTGGGAAGTCACTTAACCATTGGCGAACACGTTGGGTGATCCTGTGGCGACAGCATCGCCACAAGAAATGGGATCGGTGATCCGGCCCGCTTGTTTGTTGTTCACAAACACATTGGGCGACCCGCTTGTCAAAACACCGTCATGGCAAGCGGGTCCGCAACAGTGGGTAACCCAATGGTCGCCTTGCCGGTGCCACGGAATGTTGTTCACAAACACATTGGGGCTGGCAGTGTCATTCGGTCGCGAAGGAAAGCATGGAGGATGTCCGGTGGAAACGTCGCCAAGACGTGTAGCGGCTGGCATGTTCAGAATTTAGACCCGACGCTAAATGGAAACCGAGTATGGCATCAGCACTAGATCCCGTGACAAATTGGCCCGACGAAGTTCACATCGACTACACGAACTGGAAAGGCGAACGATCATGGCGGCGCATTACGCCGCGCGGCATCCGATTTGCCACGACGGACTATCACCCGGATGCGTGCTGGCTTTTGGATGCGTTCGATCTGGACAAACAGGCTGTACGGTCATTCGCGATCAAAGATATCCATGAATGGGCTGAGCCGGTGCCAGAACTGTACGTCCCGGAGCCGCCAGCAACGTTTGAACCCCGAACGTTCAAAGGCCGGATCGTTCACCGGTATGAACGTCCGACCTATCGGATTGAAGACTTCAGCGACGATGAGGAAGGCTAAGCCTTCGTCACTGCGAACACTTCGATCATCCGCTGTTCAGAAGGCGAACCCATCGGCTTGCCGTCCGGCATAATGACGTTGTGGAACGTCGTGGGAAATTGAGAGAACCACTTCCCGGCACTCGACCGGTTGTCCTTCACGCTGTTCCGTACCACGAATTTCGAACCATCGGTGAAGGTAAAGGCGATTTCGCCACCGATTCCCTGTTGCATCACATGAGCGCGACCGATGATTTTGCAGTCCAGAAGGTTGTCCTTGAGTTCCACGATCTTCGCCAGCTTCTTGGCGTTCTTGAAGAGGAACTGTTGCTGCATGAACTCCCCGGCGGTGTCAGCTTCCTTTTGGACGTACTTTTCCCATCCAGACAAGAACGCGACCGGATCGCCGTTCGGTTTCTTCTCAAACACGTACCAAGACCAGCGATTGATTTCCGGGTTGTACCGGGAGAATTCCCGCAAGCCCTTCGGATCGTCTTTGAGGGAGAAGTACTTCTGAAGGATGTCCGCGATGCGGTCGTACACCAGCTTGATGTACTCGACTTTGATCTGTTCGGTCAGTTCGGTGAGAACAGCGATCACCTTCCGCCCGGCGTCCTTCGATGCCATCGGCGCGATGTATTGCTTCCGGGGATCAACCACCGGCGCGGGCTGACGCTTCACGGATAATGCTTTGACCTTTTCCAAGGCCGCGTGCAATGTGACGACTTCCATGACGTACTCGACGTATTTCTTCGCATGTTCGTTGTTGGGGTCGTTCTTGAGAATCTTCTGTGTCAGCTTCAGCTTGCCCGCCGCGTGATTTGGCTGGAAGAAATCCACATCGGCATGGTAGGACCACGACAGTATGTCCTTAGGAATCGTGCATTCGGAATGGCGTTGTCGGCTATCGCCTTGTTGATCGCGACGATGATTCGGTCTAACCGCTTCACTCCCGGAGCGGTCGAAGCAAGAATCGGAAACTGAGCAACGGTCAGCGGCGCGGCGCTCTCTGTGATGAATTCAGCGAAGGACTTCATGCCTTAAGTATGTAGCTTTTTCACTTATGGATGAAGACCGTTGCCCCGCCGGTGATGGATGAATGGGTGACCATCACTCCTTCCCGCTTGCGCGTAGAGACAATCATGAAGCCGTTCTGTTTGAGGACCCGGCTGACGTTCGTTGCGATCATTCCATTCTCCTGATTCCGCCGGTCGCCGCTTCCCACAGCAATCGGTCTAGGTCGCTTTGTAGGGCTTCCCGTTCGGTTGGGTCGTTGGTGGTTTCCGCCCGGCGTGCAAATGACGCCGCGAAGGTGCCAAGCGGCACTGTGGGCCGTTTCTTGACGGGCGGTTGGTATGGTTCCGTGATCGTCGCCACAGGTGCCGGTCGTTTTGCTTTTGGTGCCGGGTGGACGGGCCGTTCGCGGACAGGCTTCACTTCCCGTTCGAGTCCAAGAATCTTGCGAAGGTCGGCAAGGTTGTTGGCGTCCGCGCGGTTGTCGGAAGGTGTCTTCGCCCGGACAAACGTCTGTCCGCCGGGGAACTTCCAAACCTCATGCTTCTTGTTTCGCTTGAGGACACCTTTGTGTTCCCGTATGAGGGCATTGACCTGTTCTCTCATTGGATCACCATCGGGGCGACGTTGCCGCCAGTCAACTGGCACATCAGCAATTCCGTGCCGCCTTGCGCGGCTTTGTCAGCGGCGAACTGTTTGATGTGGGCGGCTTCATCGGCGAAACATCGTTCCGGCCATCCCATGCCGTTCCTGTAGAACAACACGAAGTTTCGATTCGTGCCTTCCATCGGATAGTAGCTGAGATACCAAGGCAAAAGGTGGGTGGGCATTGTCTTTCCAATACCAATCATCCCACAAATTGATCTATATGTCAACTCCGTTTTGAACAAAGGTCTTTTCCAACAGTTTGGCGTGGATCGGGTAGAACTCTCCCAAGAGTTCGAGATAGGTCCGCTTCCAGATCGGGCCGTGGCCGTTGTCCTCTTCGTTCAGGTCCCACCCATGCTTGAAGTAGACCAACTGGTGCGCGACTTCGTGGACTGCCCAAATCGTGTGAAGAGGTTTCAGACCGGCGACGATGACATTCGGTTCGCACCACACTGCCGACCACTTCGGTTTCCATTCCGGCCTTGCCTGTTCGATCCACGCCGGAATTTCGTTCATGGACAGGATCACTTTTTTGTAAGGGCGGTCTTGTTCGTCTGGCAGATACTTGACCCGGCCCCGGCACGTGGTCGGACCATCTTCGGCACGGTGCCGAACTTTCTCCCACACATGATCGACGATGCCCGCCCAATCTTCGAACGTTTGGATTCCGGGCAAAGCGACGCGGATTTCCGTTTCGCACTGATAGATCAGGTTTTGGCTGTCGGTGTAGTTTTGTTGACCAGCGGGGTCGAAGTAGAATGAGGAAGGACGGATTGGCATAGATGGGGAAGTCTTTCGTCTTCCCCATCATACCGTGGCTTAGCTGGCCTTAGCGGACCATATCGGAGTCACACACGATCACGTGCCCGGCAACGAAATCGCCGGTGAAGATGAAGGGCCGCGCCATCCCCGTCGCGGTGTCGTTCCGTTCGGCGCGGAACTTCCCTTCCTCATCCATAATCATGATGGTGCCTTCGGCCAGCGAAATGATCTGGATCATGTCGCATTCCAGCAGTCGGTAGAGTTCCTGAAGGCCGAAGTCGGTGCCGTTTTCGGGAATGATGTCTTTCGGCTCTTCGTTGACGCGGATCAGTTGTGCTTTCATGAGCACCAGTCTATCGCGTTCTGACTTGTATGTCAAATCTCTTTTTCAGCGATCAGGGTGTCCACGCGCGTGTACGTGCGCACGATCACCGTGCCCGGCTTCCGCTTGACTTGGCAGTCTTCCGGGCATTCGAAGCTACACATGCCGGTGTCGCCGATGACCGAATTGCAAGCCTTGCAGATTCGCACATTGACTTGGCGGGTGGTTGATGTTCCGATTTCCATTCTCGTTTCTTGTTTAGGCGACACCAATCAGCATTTCGATGAAGTACCGCTGACGCATGTGATGCGGGTCCGGCACGGTGCTGGCCTTGATGCCAAAGTTGCCGGTTTCAACATACTCCGCAATTTCCCCTTCGTTTGGGGCGACCCGGCGCATGCCAACGATCACCGGCGCTTCCGCTTTGGCGATCATTTGATTGATGCGCTCTGCCATCTGTTCGATGGCCGGGTCCATATGCACCGGCAACAACTCTGGCACATGGAGCATGTGAACGACGTTCGGAATCGTGAAGTCCGCCAGTAGAGGGATCAATTTGATATCGGCGGTCTTTTTGTGGTGTGTGATCTGGATGCGGGTCAGCGGATCTACCAGTTCCGGTTCGAAACGGAAGTTGATCTTCGGGTCAATGACAAGGCGGTCTATCAGACCCTTCATGAAATCGTGAGCAATCAATTTCAACGTTGCCCGGATTACGTTGTTGCTGATGACTACTTTTTGTTCGACCGGCACTTCTTTCAATCGGCGCGCAACGTGTTCCATGAACCATGCCAAGACATTGTAGCCATCCGTGTCCGGCACATAGCCAGCCGCGACGCACGCCGATGTGAAGTCATACCCTTCCCACAAGCTGAACCCGAACCTGTCGCTCATCTCAAGAGAGTTCATGAGGATATCATCTTCGGTGGCGTCGTCGGGCAGAGCGAACACCAGCATCGGGTCGTTCATCTTCACGACGCCATAGTGACCGACCGGCCATTCGTCCGGGACATCTTTCGTGGCCCGGTGTAAGGCGTATCCGGGTACGATGTCCCGAATAATTTCCTGCGATTCAGCGACACATTGTAGGCACATGGGATTAGTCCAGCGGCCAGCCGTGGCGAAGCATCGCCCGGCACTGATCGCATTTGCTTTCGCGCGTGGTGTAGTTTTCCGGGTACGTCATCGTGAACCCACAGGACTCACAATAGAAGTACATGGGATAGCCCGCCGGAAGATCCGCGTTGTTGATGCGTCTGGTATTTTTGCTGGCTTCCCGGCGGGCCTTCAGCGCGGCGATTGCCGCTTCCTTTCCTTGTTCCGTCGCCAGTGGAGTCGCGGGGCTAGGCATGGCGGTTCCTGTATTCAGCGACCGTGATATCCACGACGGTCATGCCTTTGATCTGTTCTTTCAGGTGGGTTTCCGGCGACCACCAGCATTCACATCCCACACGATGTCGCCGTTGTCCAGCTTGATTTTGGGGTTGGGTGTGGTCACGGGACCAAACGGGCCGATGATTTCCGGCGGCGGAATCTCTTCGCCTTCATATGTGCCGAAGCCGAATAGCTTGACGGTATTGTTGTCTGCCGATGCGACAGCACCGACGCGATCACCTTTTTGTGGAGCGGGCATATCAGAAGTCTATCACGACTTCTTTATGCAAGTTCGATGGTATCGTCATCGTTGCGGCTGAGAAGATCCGCCGGGACAATTCCAAGTGTCAACACTGATCCGGCGGGCCGTTCGTGGCCGTAGACGACAATCGGTTCCGTGATCTTGACATGCATTTCCAGACCGGCGAAGAATCCGTGGTCGTCCAATTGGCGTCCGCCGTCGATCACACCCTTGTACGGTACACCGTGATATGTGCCAGTGACATCCAGTCCCCGGCGCAACTTCCGACCAAGCTCCGCGATCCGCTTGTTGTCGGCAAGGTAGTCGTCAAGAGCCTTCTGTGCTTTCGCGGCATTGGCTTTCGGCACAAGGTACTTGACCCCGACACTCACGATGCGGAACTTCTTCAATTGGGCGCGGAAGTAGTTGGTGAAGTACTTGTGATTTGGTTCACCGCTGACCGGCGTCTTCAGTTCGACGTGATCGGCAAACGCGCCCATCTTTTCCAGTTCTTTCCGCTCATTGTCACTTCCGCCGTGCATTTGCAATACCAGATCGGCATCGGCCAAGGCATCGGCGGATTCTTCCGGTGCATACCATCTCTTCTTGCCGAAGTCCCATACACCACCCGCCTTTTTGATGGCGTCCTTCTTGCCATAGGTGTCGCTACCGGTGACCGGGTAGAGCGGCGTCAGTCCCATCTTCTTCACAAGCGGAGCCTTTGTCAACGGGGCGAACCATGCTTTCGACATTCCATCGAACTTGGCACCCATCCGCTTGAGTTCGTCTTTCTTTTCGAATGAGTTGCCGCCAACTTTTACGTCGTAGAAGGAAGCGGCGCGGGTTGGATGGACTCCCGGAGGAACTGGAGGAAATTTGCCATGACGCTTCGTATTTAGGGTTTGGTAGTGGGACCGGGATTCGAACCCGGATCGTGCGCTAATCAGGCGCTTCCCGCTTATAAGGCGGTCGTTTTGCCGTTAAACTATCCCACCGTGATATAATCGCGGAATGGAACAGATTGGCCCCACAGGAAACTACGATCTTGGCGCGAAACTCAATGAGAATGATCGCGGCGGCTTGAATGTCGCAGTCACTATCGTCGAAGGACACATCCTCATGGTTTTCGGCACCCAACTCGATTGGCTGGCGGGTGGACCGGAACACATGCTGGCGGTCGGGATGCGGCTTGGTCAGTTGGCGTTGAAGTTGAGCAATGGTGCGATCAACTTCGACCAATTGAACCTTGCGGCGTTCGATAGTGTTGATGGGGACAATCAGTTGCCCGGCGGGATTGAAGTGACACTCAATCGGGAGAAGGGTTTGATCGAAACCAAACTCCCGGCCAACGTCGAAGCGTTGGCGTTCACGGCGCAAGGGGCGTTCGCCTATGGATTGCGGCTGATGATGTGTGTGAAGGTCTTGCGTCCTGATTTGGTTCCGTTCTTGCCGGATCTGCCCGAATCAGAATTGAAGAAGTGGTAGGCGCGGGGAGACTCGAACTCCCAAACACCGAATTTTAAGGACGGTAGGTCTGCCTGTTCCCGTCACGCGCCCACAGTTGGCAGTCCACGCATTTCCCGGCGCTCTTTCTCCGTGAAGGGGAGAGTCAGTTCCGCGTCTGCATCGATGCCGTGCAACACTTTCAGATCCTTCGCCAATTCCATCGTCCACGTTCCCTTTAGCTGACGCGCACGCGGCTTGACCAGCACTTTCGTGACGGTCATCGGAAAATTGAGTGCTTCGCCGCCGGGGAGCGGTCGTATCAGCGGCTTGGCTTTCACCGTTGTGCCCGCGATGGCACCGGCGATCATTCCGAATAGTCCGCGACGTGTGAATTTCATTTGAATGCCTTTGGCTGAATGAGAGAAATCTATTTGGTTTCGACCGGCACATCGGCCAGCAAGTCCAAGTACTTTTGCGGCACCATCGCCGGGTTGAGTACGATGGTCCGGTTCGCAAACATCAACGTGCCTTTGCGCGCCGTCAGCGTGATCGGATGCTTCTTCGCCCATTCCGGGTCGTCATCATAGAAGCCGTCCCAATCGTCGTCCACGCCTTGCACCGTGATCCGGGCTTCGTCTTTGCGATAGGCGTTTTGTTTGATGCCGACGCGAACTACCTTGCCGATCCGAAGAGCGGCGCACCGGCCTAATGCGTGACCGTAGACGATGATCGCGCCCGGCTCAATCGGCTGTCCCATCTTGTCTTTGAGTGGTAGTTCCATTGATCCATTCTACGACGAACTGGTGGGATAGCCGGGACTTGAACCCGGACAATGTTTTAGCATTGCGACTTCAGGATACATTGGATCGGTTTGGCCGATCCCTACCCGCTTCCCTAGCGACCCTTACTCAGAGCCGGTTGGTGCATCTGGAACCCTACATCGCGCCCACGCTCCGTTTTTCGTGCGCTCTGTCCGTTGAGCTACTATCCCAAATTCTTTGGTGGCGGAAAGGGGACTCGAACCCCTACGGTATTGCTACCACATGACTCTCATTCATGCGCGGCTACCAAGATTACGCCATTCCGCCAAAGTGTTGGTCGCGGGAGTGGGACTCGAACCCACACGACATTTCTGCCACATGCTTCTGAGACATGCGTGGCTACCAATTACACCATCCCGCGAAAAAAGACCAGAACTTTCATCATCCACCGTCAAGCGGTTTGCCCGCCGCAATTGTTTTGGGCCTTGGAATTAAACCAAGCGCTCTGATCTTTTGGTGGCCGAAGAGAGACTTGAACTCTCACGCCCGAAGGCACCGGGTTTTGAATCCGGGGCGTCTGCCAATTCCGCCATTCGGCCATTTGTGGAAGCCTTTCACTTCACTTGACCATTCTGGATCGCCAGTATGATTACCCCGCCGATGAACGTTTCACTAGTACCGTGCATCGGAACATCGATTTGGTAGCGGGAGTGGGACTCGAACCCACACGACATTTCTGCCACTAATTTTTGAGACTAGCGCGGCTACCGGATTACGCCATCCCGCCATGTTCAACGATTTATCACACCCCATGAAGCTCCGCAAGGTGAAGTGGGGAAGCCGCACCCTTCGAGTTGATCCCGGACCCATTCAGCTTTCTGTTCGTTCGTCATTTTGCTGAAGTGATCTGAGTATTCTTTGCTGGTGACCAGCATCGTGATCTGAAAACAGATATCAACCAACTTCTGTTCCCGTCCTTCAGGTGTCAGTTCCGTTCGTGCGGCCATGACCCTATTGTAGTTGGTGGGCGCGAAGGGATTCGAACCCTTACGCCGAAAGGCACTAGTTCCTAAGACTAGCGTGTCTGCCGTTCCACCACGCGCCCGTGGTCGGATCTGATGGACGCTACCCATCTCCCATGTGTCCCCGATTTGGACACCGCGACCGCTTGTCGCTAAGACCCGTTAAAACCGTAAGCAAATTGAGTAGGCCACGGAATGTTTTTCAACCATAGAAAGATAACCATGACCAGTTCGGCTTACAGTTTGGTCTAGGTGGCGGGAATCGAACCCGCTTGAATGTCCTGTTCCCGAAACAGGCGGCTGACCTTTAGCCCACACCTAGATGAATCGTATCACAGCAAATAGTGGCAACGGATAGCGGGATTTGAACCCGCAGTGGCTTTTTAGGCCGACTGTTTTTGGACAGTTGTGTTTACCATTTCACGATAACCGTTATCCGTCCGGCTGTGACACGATTTGGTCGGGAAGGCGGGAATCGAACCCGCTCGATGTCCTGTCCCCCAGACAGGCGGCTCACCTTTAGCCCACTTCCCGAATGCGCGGACAAACATCGTCCGCAAAACTCGTTTCTCTCATTCAGTTGTCAAATACCAGTTGCTCTCATCGTCTGCACGATGTCGGCTTGGTCGGGGACACGGGACTCGAACCCGCATCTTCCTGTACCCAAAACAGGTGGCTTACCAATTAGCCAAATCCCCGAAAGATTGGTCGGGCATGCAGGATTTGAACCTGCGACTTCACCGTCCCGAACGGTGCGCTCTACCAAGCTGAGCCAATGCCCGAAAAATCGGTCACACTACGGGATTACGCAAAAATGAAAAGGGGAGTGGAAACGTTACGTTACCGCAATCGCGGCGAACGTAACCCGCTAAGGGAAGCGGGGAGAGGCAACGATGGTAGGAGTATTGCGCCGGTGGTGGTCGTCGTGATGTCGATGATGTTGCGCATGGTCGTTGCCTTTGTGGGTGGTTGTCCGCCCACATTCCTATTTATACAGACGTTCAGGCCCGATGTCAAGGTTTCGCAAAAAAAATTTCGAACCGATAAATACTGGTGTTCGAATGGAGATCAGTAACCACGAACGGAGGAATCGATTGAAGAAACTTCTTTCTGTTGCTGTCCTTGCTATGGCCTTGGCCGCTAGTGTTTCCCCGGTTGCCGCATTTGGACCGCTTCCGCCACCCCCGGTGGAAGATGTTCATTGTGAGCCGAAGGAAATCTGTTTCCTTGGCATCTGTGTCATTTGGGGCTGTGCTTCGTACTAGTCCTTCCATTCAACAATAACCAGTCGGGCCGGTACCTCACCGGCCCTTCTTCTTTTCTGGTATATAATCACATCACCATGCTCTTCACTGTCACGCACCGACAAGATGTCTTGCACTACCTGAGCCAGGAATTGAATCTGGCATCGATGCTTCTCCGGGTTGCCAGCAACACACCGAAAAGCCCGATGAATCGTCAGTTGGCGATTCGTTTGCAGACTGTTGGCATGACGATCCGCCTCATCAAAGATGTGCCCGGCGATGTCACGCTGGATATGATGCTGAATCGTGTTCCGGTTTCACTTCGGGATGAATTGCAAGGGATCGTCGGTGTTCATCCGGTTGTTGCAACTCCCGTAGCAATTCAATCATTCGTATAGTTCTTCGCAGTACCCGCCACACCAATCACACACGGCATCGTATCCGGTGCCGTATCCGCTGAACCCACTGCCACCACATTTTCGGCACGGCATCCGCGCGGGCGGCGACCACGGAAACCACCGGCCATCATCGCGCCAGTCCAACCCAATCGCCACGATGAAAATGAACGCGGCTACTTGCCACGGAAAGAATGACAACGCGGCGACCGACATCAGGAATAGCAGGATCTTGGCAATGCCGGTCAGGAACGATCCATAGAGATTGATCTTTTGTGGAGTCGCGTAAATAGCTTAGACTGGAAAAAATCATGTCTTGGGTTGAATCAGAATACGCAAATTTGATGTCGTTGACGGAGTACAACAGTCAGCGGCGCGTGGTCATCATGCGCGGAATCTCCGGGTGTGGAAAAAGCACGTACACGCGCACCCATTTCCCCGGTGCGAAAGTGTACAGCGCCGATCACTACTTCGAGCGAAATGGCACGTACCAGTTCGACCCGACGAAACTCAAGAACGCCCATGAAGACTGCTTTCGGAAATTCCAACAAGGATTGATGAAGGGCGAACCGCTGATCGTCATTGACAACACCAATACCCGGAAGTGGGAAATGCAGCGCTACTATGACGCGGCGGTCAAGGCTGGCTACGATGTCAGCGTCGTCCGGCTGGTCTGCGACCCGGCGAAGGCGGCGGCGCGCAACGTGCATCAGGTTCCGGCGGACAAGGTGGAACAGATGGCGTCGCGGTTTGAACCGTGGCCCGGTGAACAATTGGTCCGTACCACTTGACATATAGATCAGAAGTGCTATACTGAAGCCGTGGCATACTTGCTCAGTTTCATTTTCTTCAAGGCTGTTTCGACACAGCTTCAGGCATGCCACCTGACCTTGCTCATCGTTCTGATCGTGCTGGCTTGCCAGATTGCGTGTATCACCGTGATGGTGAAGGCACCGAAGGTCGAACGTTGGTACATGGTTCTGTTCAGTTCGATTTCCGCGATGGCGTATTTGATATGAGAACCATAGACATGACGGGTTATTTCGGCGTGCCGGGCACGTTTCGATCCACGGTTGTCCACGCGGTCGATGAGAACCGAGTTGCGATTTGTGGATACCGGGCGCACAAGAGCTATGAGTTCCAGTGGTGCGCGCGCGGGCTGAAAGAAGATTACGTGGAATGCCGCAACTGTTTGCGGCGGATAAGGAAGGAACGTGAACGCACATCGCTGGCGAACGCTGGTCCGCGTCTTGTTGGTCACCAACGAAGGGATATGGTGCGTGTTTCCGGCATGGGATCACAAAGTCGCCGTGTTGCTCGACTCCGCAATCTTCGAGCGTCCCGTGGAAAGCGGTTACCGCTTCCATGCTGAAGTCACGCTCAACGCGGTCGATCCAAACGACCTCAAGCCCGACAAGTTCGAGTTCGGATAGGGCATAAATTCATGCCGTGGACAAGCAATGGAAAGAAATCCGGCACGGAGAGATCATCCGCATCAGCGATGATTTCTCACAGACTGTCAGAACTGAAGACCCGCGCGCTTATGTGGTTTTGCACGGAACCCTTCGAGTTCAAGGCGGTAAAGTAGGCATGAAGGTTCGAGTTTATTTCAACGGAAAGGACTGGCGCGGGGAATCCCGCTAACACTCAATGTTCGACTCTTACAATGGCGGTCGTCCCGTCAACTACTACTACGATTCGCTCGACAAGAGCTTCATCCGTCTTTTGAGCCTAGTGGGTGACGACGACTAGTGCGACACATCATCGTCACCACGCCGAAAAGTCAGATCGCCACCGCCGCTGAAGAGGCACAACAATGCCTCAAAGCCGGTGGCGGTTCGTATTTTCGGACCTTCCGTTCCCGGCCCGCCGGTCTTGGCGAAGGAAGCCGGATCTACTATGTCCAAGACGGTTACGTGCGCGGCTATGGTGTCGTGTCGGAAATTGCCGTGGGCGGTATGGTTTGCGCCACGACCGGCAAGGATTGGGGCGAAGGTTACCACGCCGTCATCCCCGCCGATTCGTGGACATGGATCAAGCCTCTTCCGATGAAGGGCTTTCAGGGCTGGCGCTACTTTGCGGAGCCGACACAGGATCTTGGCGGTTGGCGCGATCCAATGCCTGAAGTATAGGCCGAATCTCCCGCCACGTCACCCCGCCCGGCTTGCAATCACAGTAGCACCTTCCACAGTACGGACACGGTGGAATCATTTTTCCAGTCTACCGCGTTTCTCCCACCATTCTGCCCACCGGCGCAACTTCGCTTCCATCGCTTCCAGTTCCACCGCGTCCTGATACTCCCCGCGATTCTCTTTCACCCACCCGCCACAGCATTCACACTGGCGGGCTTTGTTGTTCTTGGTCTGCCGGACTTCCGCGATCAACGCGGCGGCGGCAAGCAATCGTTGTGTGTTCGTCATAGTGCCTCTACTAGTGGAATGTACAGGTCGAAGACGATCTGAGCGGCCCGGCCAAACTTTTTTCGATTTTTTCAAGAAGGTGTTGACATATATGTCAGACTATGAGATTCTAGGTTCAGAGAGACGACATGACAAACACTAACGAAATGACCACCACCCTGATTCCGACCGCTGAAGTTCTTGTGAACCTGAACACTGCGATTGCCACCGTGAACGGTGAGCCTGAACCGCTGATCGAAATGCCGATTGAGCCGGTTGTCGAAGCCGTCGCGGTTCCGGTTGAGCCGGTTGCGAAGAAGAAGAAGCCGACTACGAAGCGTCGCAAGACCGCGAAGAAGCCCGCGCCGGTGGTCGAAGCCGCGCCGATCACCTTCGGTGGTGCCTACGCCGTCCCTGAAGAAGAGACGATGGGTGTGATCGAACAGATCCGGGTCGCGATGAAGAACCCGCTGGCCGCGTTCGCTGGTTTCATCCTTGGCGGTTTCGTGCCGGTCGCTACCTTCAGCGTCAGCCACCTTGACAAGACGCTGAACGAATATGTGCTGTGGACGCTGGTGATCGGTGGTCTGATCTACTCCGCGCTCACGGTCTTCGGTTGGGCGAAGCTGGCCTTTGGTAACGCTCTCAAGGCTCTTGGCTTCGTGGTTCTGATCGAAGGCGTCATGACGCTGAGCGGCCTTCCGATGCTGAGCTACGCGGCGCTGGCCCTTCTGGTCATCATCAACGGCATCGCGACGGGTGCCAACCTGAGCATCAAGGGCAACGCCCGCTAAGCGCGGCCCTTGGCGCTCTTGAAAGGACGACATGGACTCAACACTATACGCCCGCGTTCTGAACGGCCTGAAGGCCATCTACGCGCAACGGCGGTCGGCTTGGCACGGAACGCCGGTGTCGTTTGAAATGAAGCCGGACGGCATCTATGGTGTCATCACGGAACAAGGCGGACTCAACAGTCAGAAGACCGCCGAATTCAGCTTCCGGGATTCGGTCACCGGGTCATGGAAGGCGGGCGGTGACTCCATCAAGATTTTTGGTCAGCGGTACACGTTGGACGGCGAAAAAATTTGAAAATAGTGCTTGACATATAAGTCGCCGCTTGTTATTCTGACTATGGAGAGACGACATGAACAACACCAAAACTTACAACGTGCTTTTCGACGGCAAGTCGAATGAGAATGCGAATTCCGCGAAGTACCCCGTCGCCGAATACGTCCCCGGTTCGGTTGACCTGAACGAAACTGTTGTCCAGTGCGTATCGTGGGACAACGACATGCTGGTCCCCAACACCCGCTACGAAGTCCGCACCGTGACGTTGCCCGAATGGTTGTCGCTTGAAGAGTGGTTGCGCTCCACGACTTCGTGGTCCTACCTGTGGGCCGATGCCCGCACGATGGAGTTGCCCGAAAACTTCCAGCGCGCGCTTCTGAACTTCAGCGGCGGTCTTCGTGAAGCGATGGTCGCGCTCTTAGTGACCAAGAACTTCCGCTCCAGCTTCCGCCAGTCCTTGCGCGACCAGCTTGTGAAGTGGATCGCGACGCCGGTTGAAGAGCGTCAGTTCAACATGCCCTTCAGCCGCCGCCAGATCGAAGCGCTGGTGAAGGTCCGGGACGAATGGACCGCGAAGAACCGCTCCACCCGCGTCTACTACGCGAATCGGTATCAGGAAGCCGCCGGGATGCCGGTCGCGGCCTAACGGTCCATCTTCCCTAGCAAGTCCCACTCATCGTCCGATTCTTCAAGCTGGTCGAAGTCGTCCTCATGGATGCCTAGACCAGCTTTCACTTCATCGAACATCTTCTTCGCCGCCTTCTCCGGGAAGTTCGGCGGAAGTCCCTTCCTGAACGCCGCCAAGTCGTTAGCCATCACCGCGTCGCGCTGTTGTGTTGCGCTCCACATTTCCGCCCCGGCGCGGTCGCCAGCACTCACCACATCGAAGTTCCGAAACTTGTACGTGCCGTCTGCAATCGCCGCCTTGATTTCGTTGACAAACTTGTCTGTGCGGTCGCCACCAAGCACGACGACCAGATCCGTGTATCCCTTGTCAGAATAGCTCTTCAGCACGTCCGGCGGGTCCGGCAAGGCCCGGTTGTACTTCACGTCCAACCCCGGTGCCATCATCTTGATGTACTTGATCTTCTCATCCGGGTCCAGCGGATTCTTCGGCACACTCTGTTTGAAGTTGACGTACAGAACAGCATCGCCGTGCCGCTTGCGCGCCTCATCCTTCAGCTTGTTGAAGAGCAACACATGTCCCCGGTGCGGCGGGTTGAACCGCCCGAAAGAGATCACGACGGTTTTTTTCTTGGGTTCAACGAATTCACGGAACGACAGCATAACCGTATTTATTGACCAGTCGATTCAACAACTCCTTGACATATAGGTCGTGGTTTGCTATTCTAACTATGGAGAGACGACATGAACAACATTGAACTCATCAAGATTCGCGCCGCCAGCAAGGGTCAACCCGCTGGTTACATGGTGAAGCTGGCCGGTCGTGTGATCGGTTTCCTCGACAAGTACAACAACACGAAGACCGAAACCCATCCGTGGAAAGCGTTCGCCGCGAAGTTCAATCCCGCGACCGGCGGTTTCCAGTACGCTGGTGAGATCGCCTTCAAGTGCTTCTACCGCCACGAAGGTGGTCAGGCCGCTGCCATCGAATTCCTGAAAGGACTGGCGGCGTAACATGTGGCACACCTTCTCCCTTGACCGCTACGAACGCGCTCACGATTCCTACGCTGACGCCGTGTTTTGGGCACAGTGTTTGCACGAAACAAATGACCGCCCGGAGCGGTTGTGCGCCGGGCTGTATCAGATCAGCCGGACCTACATCGGGCGCGGGGATGTTGCAAAACGAGAAGGTTTCGAGTTCCCGGAACTTGACCAGAAAAAAAGCAAAAAGGCTCTTGACATATAAGTCAGTTCCGCGCTATGATGGTGTTGTAAGGGAAAGAGAGAGACGACATGACCACGACTTTGACCAACATCCCCAACTTGCCCGCCGCTGTCACCAGCTTGCTGGCCGCGATGAACGCGAACAACGCGAAACATAGCACGCCCTACGTCGGTTACGAAGTGACCGAAGCCCGGCGGAAGTACTTCCTGCTTAACTCCGTGCTGACCAACGGCCAGCGTTCGGGAGTCTTCCTGATCGACCGCAAAACTCTGTTGGTCTACGCTTCGAAGGCGTATGGTAAAGCTGGCCGCTTGTTGGCCCACACCGAAGGTCTGGCACTGCACTACGCTGTCTGAAATAGAAAGGAACGTCATGCCGAAAACCGAAATCCAATCTCTGATGACCCGGATCGGGAGCGAATACATCCGCGCCCACGGGTTCGACCCGAAAACTCAGAAGGTTTCGGACGTGCCGGAATCGGCATGGGAATTCTTCTGGTCCACTTCCAAGGTGGTCGCCAATCTCCATGTGGCCCGCCGTGAGCGGACGCCCGATCAGCGCATTGTTCGCAAGGCGACCGCCACCTATCCGGCCACCACCGTCGATAAGATCACGGGTGTCAAATATCATGTCTTCGACAACCCGGTGACTCCTATCGCGGAGATCCGCGCCGCCGCTCTCTCCCGGCGGCGTGGATGCGGTTCCGTCGATTCGGCGATCTGACATATGATCGTCGCTCTTCTCTCCACGGTGGTGATAGTGCTCATCTATCGCCACCGTTTCTCTATTTTCAAACGTTGCCGGGTGTGCGGCAAATGGCCGTGGCAGATGTTTGATGAAATCATCGAAACACCACGCGGCATGATCTGTCCGACGTGCCGGGAACAAAATGACATATAATGGAGTTCTATGAAAATCACCGATCAAAACAGTCTGGTTCAAGCCATTCATGAAACGCCGGTAAAGTGTGTTCTCTCCACGACCGGCGGCGGTACGGAAATTTTCCCGATCCTTCTGGCCCGTGGCGGCGGATCGGCCACCTTCATCGGCGGCAATATCCCCTACAGCGGGTCCATCACGAAAAAGACGATGGGGGGCACACCGGACAAATTGGTCGATGAACCCGTGGCCCGCATTCTGGCGATGTCTGCCTATCAAATGGCGCTCGAACATCGCGACAGCAAAGCCGACCCGATCTTCGGTGTGGGCGGCACGTCCATCCTTCAGCGGACGCCGGACGAACGGCCCGGACGCAAGCACGTGATCTATGCCGCGATTCAGACCCCGGCCAAGACCGTTTCGGTGACGCTGGACATCCCGCCGGACCACCCCGCGCGCGCGGGGAGTTCAGTTGCGGCCCCGTATACGATCCGTGCGACGGAAGAGAATGTCAATGCTCTGGTGATGCTCAACCTCATCGCCGAAGCGTGTGGTCTGGATGCCCGTGTCGAACTTCCGCACGGGTTGGATGATCTTGCTATCCTAACAGTGGAGATAGACGATATGAGCAAACGCAAAGCTGGTCTGAGACTTTCGGTTCTTCGCCCCGCCAGTGGTTCTGATTGTACGAACGGTGGAATTTCCAGCCGTTTCGTTGATGTGGTCGTAGTCGGGCCGGGCATCCCGGAAATCTTCGCCGAACATGAGAATCTTCCGGCGGTCGTGATCGACGAACGCATGGGACACAAGTTCCTTCGCCCGGCGGAAGACTGCCCGTCCGACATGATCGGTTACATGTTCGGCGGCAACTACGCCACCACTTCGGATGGTCGCTGGCCCTTCGGCGCGCTTCCGATCCATGACCGTACCGAAACGGTCGAACTCTACCGGAGTCTGAGCGACTAAGATGCCCTTCGCTGAAACGCTGGCCGCGAAAAAGGCCGAACACAATTCGTTCTGGAAAACCGCTGAAGAGTATCAAGCCGGACTCCGCGCGGAACAGGAAGCCTACTTCAAACAGAAATTCCCCAAGCGCAAGAAGTTCGATTTTGATCTGGTGAAGGAAGAGCCTGACTTCAAAGCCATCTTCGACCGCTGGAAGGCCAAGGCCGATGAGGTTTACGCGACCCACAAAACGACCGAAGAAGCGTTGGACGCGAAGCTGATCGATGAAGCGCTCGAAGAGATCCCGGCAACCACGTTCTTGGGTCAGGTGTACGTCTCCCATTCGTCGAACTACCGTTCGCAGGGATTCGGTGCCAGCAACTACGCGGAAAAGGCGGCGGAAGCGAAAGCCGACATCGCCCGGTTCTACGGGTTCCATGCGGAAGTTCGCCCGGTGGGGACGGAACACCGCACGAATGACGGATGCCGGTTTCAGGACTACGCCGTGTTCGTCAACACCACCGAAGTTGGGTGGGAAATGCTGATCCGTCGCCCCGGCCCGACTCTCCGTGAGTGGCTGAAGACGTGCTGGAAGCGTGGTGTGAATCCGCGCGTCTACAATCCCTATCTTCCGCCCGGTCTGGAAGAGAAGTAACGGGATTGACTACTTCGGCAATGATCTGGTGAAGGCGTAACATGGCGCGGACGAAGGGAGCATCGCGCCGGGTGTTGAGTTGGACCAGCGTACCCGCGCCGGTCCAACGGCCCGGCTTCTCCCGGAGTTACGATCATACTTTGGTGCTCGACTGTGGGCACACGGTTGTCCGGCGGTTCCCACAGCACGCACAGTTCAAATTCTCTGATTGCCCGGTGGAAGGATGTGGAAAGACTATGCGGTATGACGAACTACAAGACGCGGCATTGGTGACGGGGAAGCCGGGCCAATCCATCGTGGAATGGCAAGGACGGTCGTTCATTTACTTCACAATTGAAGACGACGCCGCCCGGCTGGTCGAAGATGGCGTGACGATCCGCGCGGATTGGACCGAAGATGGATGGAAAGATCACATCCCGGCATGCACGGACAGTGAACGGCTTCGCTGGCTTCAAGAAAAACTCATGACGGCGAACAATGGAATCTTTTGGTTCCACGTCACGAACGCATTGGGTTTCGACGACGACGAATTCACCGCGCCCGGTCATGTGACGATGGGCGAACTCTTCAACACTGCAATTGACAAACGGATTCGGGAAGGAAAGTGATGGAATTGTTAGCCATGATTTTGGTATTGGCTCTGGCGATCAACACGCTGATCGTCTGGAGTGTATTGCGGTACTTTCATCGCCGGGAAGTGGGAAAAATCAAGGCGGAACTGGAAGCGAAATACCGCGAACTGATCGCCGCGCCTGATCCGAACATACAGTGGGCGATCCATGCGTGGCACCGGATGAATTTCCCCCACGATGACGCCCGTGATGCCCTGCTAGGCGTCGGGGAAGAGCTAGGTGAAGTGAATCGTGCTCAGATCAAGCAATCGGGCGGGATTCGCGGATCATTCGAATACTGGCACCAAGAGAAAGCCAAAGAGATCGGTGATGTGCTGATCGGCCTCATCAACTACTGTGCTTGGAACGACATTGATTGGCTCGAAGCACTGAAAGATCGGTGGGCTGTCATCAGTCGCCGCGACTACATCCGCTACCCGGAAGACGGTGGGCGGACGATCAACGGGGAAGAGTAGTCTGTTCCCTGTAACCAACAACCCCCTAAACCATTTGAGGACTTTATGAACATTCTCCATCGCAGTCTCATTCTGAGCCTGTTGGCTTCCGCCACGTTGCTGGCGCAAGACCTTCCCGATACGACCGACCTGACGGCCCCGGCCATCAATGTGGGACTGAAACCCGCTCACAACGAACCGATTCCCGGCGTGGATTCGACGGCCCCGGCCACGTCCAAGAAGGACAACGGCACCCGCTCCGCGATCTACAGTGTCGGTGACACGCCGCCTGTGCTGACCGACTTCTATTGGGGCAATCAGGGAAGCTGTATCGCCAACACCAACGCGGACGGTACGATCACTCTGTTCCACCCCGGCGCGGCTGGCTTGGCGTTCAACTGGTGCGTACTGGTGAAACCGCTTCCGGTGTCTTCCACCTACACCGTCATCATGGGCTATCGCGGGCACTTGTTCAGCAAGGCATCGTCGCTGGCGACGGTTCTTTTTGACACGGCCACCGGCAAGTTCGTGGTGAACTCCATCCCCGGTTCTTCCGATTCGGGCGCGACGGCGATGGCGTCGTGGAAGATGAACAACTACACGACCTATGCGGGATCGGCGTACTTCAACTACAACAACGCCATCACGACCGGCGGTGTGCTTCCGCAATACGTCCGGCTGAAGAGCGACGGCACGACCCGCACGGTCGCGGTCAGTCATTCGAAGGACGGCCCGTGGTTGACGATCAACGCGGTTCCCGCCGCTGACTTCGTGAACTTGAATCCCGGCGGCTTCTTCGGTTACGCCTTGCGCGGCACCGGCGACGGCATGGCTTCGATGATGGTCATCTACCACGAATCTGTTACCCCGTAACAAGGCCAGCAACCACAAGGGGCGCGGGCGGAAACGTCCGCGCCAAGGATTATGAATCTCTCTTCTGCATCTACCTCATCCGTTTCTGATTATCCCTACGAACGTCTACTTGGCGACGGTCGGGCCATCTGGTGCTATGAGCGCATGTTCAATTCGATTGTCATGATTGGGACGGTCGGCAGTCTGATGTATGAGTCTCACTGGTGCTACGAAACTCTGGAACAAGCCATCGCCGCCGCTGAAGTGTGGGACCCGCTGACACAAAAAGAACCGGAAAGATGGTTCCGACACGCGATGTCTGGTCGCCGCCGCCCCGGTGGTGATCCCGCCAAAGAGTACATCGAACACTGAAATCCGTTGACATATATGTGAAAGCGATGCTATCATGAAGTTGATGGAACGCCAACGCATTTGCAAATACTGTGGTGAAGATTTCACGCCCGCCCACAATCATCCCGGACTGATTACGGTCTGTCTCGAAGATGAATGTCAAGAGCGCATGCGTGCTGACGGCGTGGTCGAACCTGAACTCAAAACAGCTTGCGTGGCGTGGTCTGGCAAGCATACCGTCGAAATCACAATTGTTGATGATCCGTTCATGTCCGCGCGGTTCAACGCTTCACAGAAGCGGCACGGTGCTGGTGTGGCGATGGGACTGACGGGCGGATACACTGGCCCTAAAGTCAAAGAAGCGGGCAAGGAATACGAAGTCCCTGAACATCGCCACGGGTTTCAAGCCGGGGATCTGTGGTTCAACAGCCTTGGCGAATCTCACGCAAAGAAAAGGTAACCTATGCCCAAACCTGTCGCCGCCAGCGACTTAGGCCATCCGTTGTGGCGCGATGTCTTCGGCAAATTGACGGCGTTGCTGGACGCCTTCGAAACACTGGACCAGAATTGCGACCGCACCGTGACGCCGGATGATGAGATCGGGTACACGATTGGCCGGTTCATGCGGACTATCATCGCGAAACGAGATCCGGCCCGGATTGCCGGTGTTCTGGAAGGATTCAAACGCGGCCTTCAGGAATCGACCGAAAATGAAGGGACTTGACATATAAGTCAGTTCGTGGTATAATGGTTTCAGATAGAGAACCGTTATGCCAACGAAATTGACCGGTAGTAAGCGTGTCGTCCGTGAAACGCTGACGACGATTCAGGGACGGAACATCATTGTGACGATGAACTCCCACTTCATCAAGCTGCGTCCGAAGGGGAAGAAGTACAGCTACGACGTGCCGATTGAAGCTGTGTTCATCTTCGCCGCCCGCAAGGAAGCTGAGCGCAAGATCAAAGAGAAGAGGGAAGCGCGCGCCGCCGCGAAGAAAGCAGGGAAGAAATGAGAATGAACTTTCGATTCACGTGGGTGTTTCTGAATTTCGGATTCAAGAACACCAAGGGGTTCTGGATCGTCGGCTTGCCGTTCGTGACGATCTGGAAGTGGAAGCCGCTTTAGAAGCGGTCGGTCGGTGAACCGACGACCACAGGTTGTCCCCAAACCGGCCACTTCTCCCGTAAGTAGTCGCCGTCCACTTCGTACCCGTAGGAACACAAAATGCGTTGGCCGGGCGATTCGACTCTGGTGCATGAGTGCATCTGTTCTGATGGGAAGAAACACAGAAGTGTGCGATCCTTGACCATGTAGGGAACTTGGTCGATCACCGGAACGCCGCCATACATCACGGTCTGAACGAAGACATTGCACCGGACGTGATGGACATTGTTTTCGATGGCGTCGGTGTGCGCTTTGACTTCGCCGCCCGCACCGGTGCTGCTAAGGTACCATCCATAGTTTCGTTCTTTCTGTTCGTCCCGGAACTTGAACAGTGCTTGAATGCGAAGCCGAATGTTGTGGAAACACTCCGGGACATCCTTCAGTTCTTCGACCAGTTGGAAGTAACACCCGCCGTTTGTTCCGTTGCGGGAAAGATCCGGGCGGATGGTTGCTTCCCATTCGATTAGTGCCGCCTGTTCGTCCGGGGTGATGAATTCCGGGATGATGATGGGCATAGAGCCTACTTGCTAGAGTTCTTGACTGACGCGGCCAGCTTGTTGGTTTCGGCAACAACGAAGTTGTAGTCCCGATAGACGCCGCTCGACAGCGTTTCCCGTTTCCACTTCATCATACCCGGCTGAAGATCGCCCGGCTCATTGCAAGCGAAGCCGACCCATTTGCCTTCTTTACCCGGCGCGGCTTCGACGAACTTGACGCCGCCATAGACTTGAGCGCGGATCTGATCCGGGTTCTTGTTCGCCCACGGATGGCCGGTCGGGAGTTTCACATACCCGCACCAATGCCCAAGGCGGTCGCGTTGCACCACACATTCAAGACCGGATGCTTCGAACTCTTCGCGGTCATCTTCGTGAATCCACGGACCATCAGAGAACCAGTCAATGCGCGTGATATTGAAATCTGTCAAAGCCATTTGATCCTATTTACCACGGCGGGAACCGGAGTATAATGTATGGGTATGAAACTATCCCTTCTCTTAGTCACTCTAGGTGCGATGTTCGGCCTGTATGCGCAAAACGCCAACTATCGGTTTCAAGTCCGCCGGACAACTGACAATCAGATCATCGAATTGCGGGCGACGGATGGCTTGTTCGTGGATGCCGCGACCGGGACACTTCGCACGCTGCGTAACGCCGGGATTCAGGGCACACCACTGACGGTGTGGATCAACGGAACAGACGGGAAGGGTGTCGCAGTGCCCATGCAAGGCGCACAGATCATCCTAGTGAACGGCAAGCCAGTCTTGAACATTCCCGCCCCGCCGCCGGTGCCTCAGTTGAAGATCAAGACGAATATCCACTGCATTCCGTCCGGCGACGGCTCTTCGTGGGTGATCCCGTTTACGGAAGGGACGATCACGGACATCGTGGTCTATCGGAATGGTGTCCGCCAAAGTCGGGTATCGTCGCCGGACTACGTGGCTGACTACAGCGCCAGTGCCAATTTCCTGACGCTCACACCCGCTCCGAACTACCCGTGGTCAATCTTGCGGACGGATGTCCAGAATCCACAGAAGCCGGATCTGATCGTCGCGGATGTGTTCTATTACTGATTCTTGGGACAGAACTGACCGGTCTGCATGTTGATGACGTAGGCAGATTCATCGGCCCCGGCATCAGCGAAAGTTTTCTTGACCAGTTCGCGGAAACGAGATTCAGCATCGGCCACATCGCGTTTCATCAGCGACAATTTCAGGCTGGCGTTTTCCAAAAGAAGAAAGGCTTCCTTCGATAGTTGTGGTGTCATGCCCAACTACTTAGGAAGCCTTTTCCATTAGACCGGCGGGGTGACGCTATCGAACAGAATGCGGCCCCATCCGCCGTCCGCCATCCCAACCCAAATTCCTGTAGCGTCGCGATAGATGACCGCGCCGGTAGCATTGCCGACCGGGGTGCCATTCAAAACCGTGAATGGATAGGTCGATCCATTCTTGAGAAGGTTGCCGGTCAGGTTGATGTTGCCATCAACGTCTAGCCGGTGATCGGGTAAGACCGTTCCCAATCCAAGCCGGTGATTCGTTGCGTCCCACCAGAAGTTTGTGTCCTGTGTGTCATTGACCGTATTGAAAAATCCGTGGCCGGTGGCGTGGATGGTCAATTGATTCTCGACATTGCGAACGACGATCCCGGTGCCGGTAGGTTGGGTCAAGATATTGTTTGAGACTGCCGGGTAAACGTTGTTGGGTCCACTGAAACTTGGCCCTAGATTGTCGATCCCGCCATTCAGGGAAACGTAGCCAAGGTACACACCGTAACCGTTCAAAGAGAAGTCGTAGCTGTTTGTATATTGAACGGCGCTGTTCGACAACGGAGCAACAATGACACCAGAATCCGGGGTGGCAATCATGACAATGTTTCCATTGTCCATATCGGCGATGATGTTAGCCGTGGAAGAGGTTCCAAGATTGCCGCCCATCACAGCGCCGCCGGTGTAGGTCATGATGGTTCCATCAATCGGCACACCGCTCAATGAAGCGGTGAAGGTGGTTGCGCTCAGAACGTTCTCAATCGTGATCTTCTGATTCGAGAAGGAAAGATTGGTGCCGGTTCCACCCAACACTTCCACCCGCATTCCGACGCTCAAATGTTGTGTGCTCGAAACGGTGAACACAGCGGGATTCGCTGTGGATATCGCCGTGATCGGGAGCAGGATCAATTGGAATTGCGCCGCATCAAATGTGTTGCTGTATGCTGCAATTGCAGCTTTGCCGCCGCTCACATTCAGGATCGTGGAGTCTTGTGGGTCCACACTGATGGTGAGCGGCGATTCAGGAGTGTTGCCGGACGGAGTTGTCCATTGCCCCGCACCATTCAAATACACAGCCGCGTCATTCGGTAACTTGGGGGCGAAACCGTGCCGGGCGTTTGATACGTTGTTGTTCGTATTGTCGCTCAGCGTCAGGTCGGATTCGATAATGTTGCCGGTGATTGCATGGGTGGCATTCCAGTTGGAAGGACGAATGAGACTATCGTCATTTCCGTCCGGCTTGGTGGATACGAAACTGTGCGTAATGGTGAGCGGCATGACTAACAGGTATTTAGGCCGGTGGGTTCTGCATTGCCGCGATTTCCATTCGGGTCTTTGCCAACCATTCGACCAGCATAGCCGGGGTGACCGTCGTGAGCATGCCAGACGTGCCAAGCCACTGCCAGATACCGACTGTCATGCCGTCGATTTCCGCTTCGGTCAGTTCGTTCTTGACCGCGCCGGATACTTTTCCGATCCGGTAGGTCATATTGACGATGAACCGCATCATCAACAAGGACCGTTGCGTCGGTGTGGTGTCTTTGCTGATCTGTAGAATGTTGGGCGGTTGCATGGTCATTTGCATGCCCGCCGGGAGATCGCAGTACTGGACGACGAAACTATTGTTCTCATCGCCTAGTGTCAAGATGTCAGGGAAGTGAAGTTTAGCGGACGACGGGTCGGGTAACCCATCGGACAAAACCTTGAATTCGTTCGATGTTTCGGATGTCATCACGATTATATACAACGACCGAAACCCGTTCTTGAACGATTCTCCCGCGCGTGCGCGTGCGCACGATGTAGAAGGCTTGTACTCCCCGGCGACGCCCGGCAAACGCCACAGGCGCGGCCAGAAGCGTCAAAAAGGCATGTCTGGTCATGTGTCCATTCTATCGCCGGGGTGATTTTCCCGCAAGGAACTCTTCGTAGGTCACACTGACGCCGCGCGGCCCGACGCCGGTGACTAGCAAGGTTCCGGCGGACAGGCTGACGGTATGGATGCCATCCCGCCGTTTTCGGCCCGTAAACGGCTTGTACGTGATCGTTCCCTTCCCGGTGCCCTGACAGTGCAAGCACACCACGGCGACGCCTTGTGGCTCCGCAAAACCGCGATAGACGCCGGTTCCTTGACAGGACGGGCACTCAATATTCAATAGTCATCTGTTGCGACATCAAAAGCCTCTACTAACAATTGTCCACTGTGTTCGAGCAACCACTGTTCCCGATACTCTTCGATGATCGGGAGAACTTCCGCCGCGTATCGGCTGTGAACGTATGCGTGATGCGTCGGGCATATCGGAATCAAGTTTTCTGGCCGGTTGTCGTTGTGGTTTCCATTCGCATGGTGAACGGCGACGATCTTCCGTTCACCGCACACGACGCATTTCTTTTCGTGGTAGGCGAAACAGGTAGACCGATAGGCATCTTCCGACCAGTTTGGATTCCGTTGCTTCGTGCGGAAGAGCCGATTGGCGCACGACCGGGAGCATGTCGTGTTGCCGGGTTTGACATCTTTGCCACAGATAGGACAGTAGACCACACATCTGTTTAGGTGCGGCAAAAGCAAAGCCCGGCATTTCTGCCGGGCCTTGGTGTGATTTCAATGAGCAAGTGGGTGACTGTCGGCTGGTCTATGTCAAGTAGGTAACCAACAATCTTCGGCTCATCTACTACTTCTCCGATTGTACCACGTTGTATTTAGGCGAACAACTCCATCTGATCGCCGGGTGGCGGTACGGGTTCAGAAGCCTTCTCCGGGAATTTGGCGCGGTATGCGTCCACGGACAAGCTCTTCCACTTGAGGGGCTTCGCCGGGTTCTGTTGATGGAACGCCTTCAGCTTCGCCGTGAATTCGTTGAACGCCGGGCCGGGCTGAACCGTGTCTTCGGTGAGCACGATGACGTTGTTGGAAACGAGATAATCCCATACCGGTACATTGGTCATGGACCAACGTGGTGCCGGTAGGATGCTCAGCATTTCCAAAACGATTTCGGGCGGGTACACCTTTCCGTCAAGAGTCACGAACCGCAACAAGCGGGGTTGAAAATGGACCTCTTCGACCAAGCTGAAATCAGGCAGTTGCATATTCACCATTATCCGGTAGTTAGGTCAGCTTCAAATACTGAACGTCGATGGACTCTGAGTTTTGGACATAGACGAACAGATTGATGACGTTCAGTCCGCTGATCGTGTGCGGCTCCACCCATGTGGTGCCATTGATTTGCCAACCACAGGTGATAACAGAACCGGAGCGAACGAACCGCAACTTGAACAGGTTGCCGGGCGGTGGTGAACCCGATGGTCCAATGTTGGTGTTGTTGTAGAAGTTCCAATTGAACCATCCAGTGTTATTCCAGTAGTGATCTTGTGTCCACATGGTAGTTTCCGCTGGTGATACGAATTCCCCACACCGAAAGCGCTCCCACGCCGCCGCTGTCGTCGCGGAATCCAATGCCGACGAAATTTGCCAACGCTGTATTCGGCACAAATTGCACTTCGAAATTGAACGCTCCCGATCCACCCAATCCACCGGGCCGGTACAGACCGATGGGATAGTTCTGCGTTACGCTTCCGGTGTACCCGAAAGTGAAATCGTTGCCATTGTCGGTCATCGTGTAGTTGGCGTCCGTAGGAGTTACCACGTAAGACGACAGAGCCGATGCCGATGGAATGTTTGGATTGCGGTACGGAATCGAAGTGCCGTATTGTCCAGTCACATACCAGTTATCACCATCTGATTGAATTTCGCGATAGGCATATTGGGTGTTCAGGTTGACTGTCGTTTCACCGTCGATGGTGTCCGGGGCGACGGGTGTGATGTAGACGGTGTTAGTTGTGCCTTTCACCTTGGCAATGTACTTCTTGCCGGTGTAAGAAGCGGCGGGCGGCAAATTGACAATGACGTGATCCGTTGTTTGGTCGCAGACAATCGTGCCGTCTGTTGGCAGAACAGTGTATGGTGAGTTCGTGTGGTTGATCGTGACGATCTTGGAAGATTCACCAAGCGACATCAGATCCCAGGGGTCACGTCCGGGGCTTGATTGGTCGTGTTGCCCAAACACACATAGGACGATCCGTTGTAGGAAACCACATCATACGGCACATATGCGGTCGCATTTGACCAAACACCAAGCCAAGTGAACCCTTGACCATCGGCACCCGCCGCACCCGCCGGGCCTGTCGCACCGGTTGCACCGGTTGCACCAGTCTGCCCCTTGACGGCATAGAGGGTAGTTCCATCCGGCGTCAGGAACTCTTGCATCGTCACGGCATTGGCCGTTGTGTCTACTGCATTCCCGCCCACCACGTTGCCCGGCCATGCGAACGTATGCCCGCCCGCATTGTTCTGGACGATGAAGAAGGTGATTCGCTGCCCGGCGGTCAAGTTGCTGACCGTGCTCGAAGTCACGTTGCCGGTCAAGACGATGCGGAATTGATTGCCTAGTGCTGCGTCAAATGTCGGAGTGGCGGAAAAGGTGACTGTCGTGACGTTCCCACTCACCCGCCCATTGAAAGTGTTGTACCCCGTCCACGTGTTGTTCCCCGTCCACGTGTTGTTCCCGGCAAGCTGTTCGGTGCCAAGTGTGCCGGTGACGGTGTGCGCTGCATTCCAGTTCGACGGTCGAATCTTCGTCGGGTCCGGGCCGTCCGGTTTGGCGGAAACGAAGGGGTGTGTGATTGACAGTGCCATGACTGTCGTATTTAGGGTGGTATAATAGATCAGCTTCTCATATGAAGATCAAAAACCTCTTGAAAGACATTCTCGAAGGCTCCGTCCAAGTGCCGGACCAAGTGTGGAGTTTTGCATGGGACCGGGGAAACCGCCAGAACGTCCGGTTCCCCAAGGACGCATACGAAGCGATCCGGCTGAACGATGAATTTATGCTGGTCCGGGTGCCGAAGCAATCGCGCCCGGCTGAAGAGGCAAAGACCGCGTGACGCTTCAGGACGCCATCAAGCGCGGCTGGTGTCCGTATCTGTTCCGGGAAGTGGAACGGGAGAACAAAGCAAAGCGGCGGCTAGATCCTTTGATGGGTCGAATCAGGGATTTATTGCCCGGACTGATCCATCATCAGATTGCGCCGCCGCAACCTTTGCTTGGAGAGACTTCGCGAATTTTTAGCCTTCGCGTTCGGCCTTCATCATTTCCTTCAGGCTAGAGTATCCTTTCCGCCGGGCTTCACGGTGCCGGGCCTTCATGAGCTTGGAGAGTTTCGCGCGCCCTTCGCTGGTCATGCGTTCGGCGATGGCATTCGGAATTTTCGGTGCCTTGTCGCTTTTCGTGGTGACCTTGACGCCGAAGGAACGAAGCGCTTTGTTGATGGCTTTCAATTCGCTCTGCCCGTCTTTGAGTGCGGTCTTTGCATCCGCGACCTGTTTGGCGGCTTGCGTCTGAGCCTGTTTGAGAAGCGACACCACGTCATTGATTGTTTTTGATTGCTGCATTGCGCTTGTCCTGTCTGAGAAATTCCAAGGCGACGCCTTGTCTGTACACTTCGCGGGTCGTCGGGCTGATCCACTGAATCCTCCACATGCATCCGACCTTCCGGCGGGAGTACACCCGCCATCCGGCCTTGTGAAGTTTCTGTTGATCTTTGGACGGGATGAATTTGTTGCCCCGTCCATCATAGATTTGTTCGGTCGGTTGAGACATCGTGTTTCCTTTTAGGCGTACCAAGAGCAGTACTTTGGCTTGCCGTCCCACTTCGAAGCGTTGCCGTGGTCCATCTTGACGCTGGTCGCGGTGCTCATGCGCTTGGTCAGGACCGGCGCATCGGCAAGGAAGGCATTCGGCACGGCTTCCATGTTGCAAGCCATGTTGTGCTTCATGTCGTCGTGGGCGGACGGCACCGGGCGGCTGGTGATTTCCCGGATCTTGACACCCTTCGGGGTCAGGCCGATCACCTGAAAGAAGTCGCAGTTGGTCTGTTCGTATCCCCAAGAGTAGTGGAGAACATCACCGACTGCCAATTCACAGGTGACCGCTTTCCGTTCGGCCTTGCGCTGTTCGACGCGCTGGACGCGGGCAGTTTCGTCGTTCTTGATGCGGAGCAAGTATCCCGCCCGTTCATGCTCAGTGCGGAACCGGTAGAAGGCCATCGGCTTGGTCGCCCGGCCCCGGTAAACCTTGAGGATGAAACCGCGTTCGTTCGTGTAGAGGAAGATGAACAGTCCGCCGTGAACTTCGTTCGGGCGGACAATCGTCATGATCGGGGCGGCACCGCCGCCAAACTGAAGGGTCTGACCGGGCTGGATGCCCTTGATGGCGTTGATAATCTCTTCGTCATCGGCATTGGCTTCGAGCAGTTCAGCGGTACGCACCGGCTGACCGTTCAACATCAGGATTTCGGGAAGTTCGTTGTTCATGTCGTCTCTCTGAATCCAGAATACGACAACACGACCTATATGTCAAGCACTATTTTTCGGGAACCATCGGGCAAAGGGAGACATCGCCAATTGATCGCGGGTGTTGCGGATCGCGTCGATGAGAGTATCGCCGCTCCCGGCCCATTCATCCGATGCCCGGCCAACGTTTGTGCGGCGGCGCGGAAGCGGGTGATTTCATCCGGGATGAACTGTTGCAAACCTTGAAGGGTCTGAATGAACAGGATCAGCGGGCCGCTGGTCGGATGGACTTTCGCGCGGAGTTCTTTCAACTTCTCCGGGTCGAACGTGATCGCCGGGGCGGTCGGGAAGATGGTCGTCGGGGCTTGGTACGTGGGATGCCGGTTCCGGTCGGCACAAATGTGGTGCGCGCCGGTGGCGTGGTAGTTCCTTGCGCCGGTGCGGGCGTGGTCGGATCTTCTTCGATGACAAGTTTCTTGAGGCTGTCGAAAAGGCTCATTCGTTTCCGTCTCCCGCCGTCTTGGTTTGGTTTTCCGGTTCCGCTTCGCCTTCAGGCGCTTCGCCAGACGCGGGCCAGCCTTCACCGGCGGCTTCGGCGTAGATGCGCGCCGCGTTTTCCCGGATGTACTTCGTGAGTTCGGGCGTGAAGTCTTTTTCGACGAACCCACGTTCCTTCAGCCGGTCGAATGCGTTCTTCACCGCTTCCTGTTGAGAAGCGTTGCGGCGCATGGACCACTGGATCACTTGGATCACCGTCGTCTTCATCGACTTCGACAGGCTCACGTTGATCGTGGGCGCAATCAGCTTGATGATTTCGTGCAGTTTCACGACTTCGGTGCTGAGTTTGCCGACCGTCGCTTCAAGCGTGGAAATACGCTTCAGCAAGGCGGCTTCGTTCTTCTGTGGCTTGATGCTCATGGGGAAACTCCCGTTTGGTTTGACATAAAAGTGTGTCCAAGATCAGTATAGCCTGACATAGTATGTCGTGTCAACATCAAAACCGCCAGACATACGGATCATTTCGTTCGACTCGTTTCCCACCGGGCATCGCTACAGGACATTATCCTGTTTTGCCACGGTTCCCGGATGACATATAATCGTAGCACGACTATGGCCGATTCCAAACTTGAATTCGATTTGACCATCGCTATCCCCAAGAAAACATTGACACATGGGTCGTACTACGGTGGAAAGTGTCGGAATGCCTACATTGCGCGATGGGACGCGACGACCGGCGGCTTCGTCCACTGGCGTGCAAAATTCAACGCCTTCTTCACCGAAAGCATTCAGCACCCGGAAGACGCGCACAACAACCATTTCGACTACTTCCTTCCTCTTTTTGAGGTTGATCCTGTCGTCCCGATCCCACTCCCCGACGAAGACCGCCCGAAAAACGTTCAGGCCGAATACAATTCGTGGGAGAAAAATGTCCGGCTGGCCGTTCGTGAACACCTGTCTGTACACGGGAGCGAAGAAGACAAAAGGATGATCGCCATTCATCGCCGGATGGAAGGCTCACCAGAATGAGATCATCTAAACATGGGTATGCTCTACGGAATTGATGGAAAGCCTCTAGGCCAGCAAGAAGACACCGCCACCCGCCTGTACCATGTCCAGTTGATGAACATGCTGTTGTTCCAGCGGGATACGTTGATGGGTGTGGTGCGCACCTGTGAATCCGCACTGGAGAAGATGAACGATCCGAAGCACCAGTTGCACGTTCGGATGATTTCACAGATCGCGGAGAAGGCGAAGGAAGCGACAGAAAACGAAGCTGTGTCTGGTTTCATCAGCGGCACCCAAGCGCGGCTGGCATATGAAATTTGTGAACGTCTGGTTGCAGAAGCAAAACTGTTTGATGAAGCGGATTCCGACGAACCGACCACGGAATGTCAGGAATTGATGCAGACGTTGATCGCCCGGATGCTCACCAAGCTGGCACCGGCGGACGAATCGGAAGCGAAGGCGAATGTCGAATCGGTAGTGGAAACACCTTAGTACTATGGTCCTGTATTTCCATTTTTCGTGGTCCCTATGAAAAATAGAAATACAGGACGCCAATCTTGCATCTAAGGTGTTTTTTCTCCCCGGAGTGTTTGCTATACTTGGCTATTCTCTGTTGCTGAACGGGAATATACGTGCCTTCGTTGCGGCCAAACGAACGAAGGATCAGAAAGGAGCACGGCGTCTTATGTAGGTACCAAGTGGACTGCCAGCTAGAACATCTTGCCGACTTGAACCAACACTGAAGAGGGGTTAACCGATGCCAAGGAAGAAAACACTGCCCCCGACCACCAGTCAGTTGAACGCTGTGGTCACGGCGCTAGCAAAAGAGAATGCGCGTTTGAAAGCGGAACTCGACGAAGTTCAGCAAGACCTGAGCGACACCGTTGACCGGATGCTTGCAAATGAGCGAAATGAGAAGAAGACTCAAACGGCGGCTCAAAAGGAACTCGAAGAACTCCATCGGGAGATCGACGGGAAGAACCCGGCCAGCAAGGACCCGCAATGGTACATCACCCGTTTGCGGATCATGAAGTCGCAGTTAGAGAAGATGCGCACGCAAGTAGCGCGTCTGGAAAGGATCTGTACCGAAAACAACATCAACATTGACGACGACGGAGAAGAACAAGTCGCATGAACCCAATCAAGAGAATCTTCGAGTACTTCGAGCGCATCCACGCGGCGAAGGGCCGGAACCTCAAAGTAGCGATCATTGAAGAACTGATCGCTGAAACCGAACTCACGCAAGTCCTAACGGAAATTCTTCAGCACACCTACGACCCCTACATCACTTTCGGCGTCACGGCAGACAAACCATCCGCCGCAACATCTTTGATCGAATCGGTTTCGGAAGATGCGTTGCTTGACCACTGGAACGAAACCAAGGATCTTCTCTCGAAGCTGGCAAATCGCACCTTGACCGGGAATGCCGCCCAAGCCGCTGTCGAAGAGATCATCAGGATGACCCCGGCTCCCTACCGCAAATGGTGGGTCGGAATCATCAACCGGAATCTGCGGATTTCCGGCGTCGCTGCAAGCACATGGGCCAAATACATCCCCGGCTTGACGACTAACGTCAACCCGCAACTGTGCGACAAGTTCGACAACCGCACCATCGCGGAACCCATGTACGTCGAACCAAAATACGACGGCATCCGTGCTGTGTTCGTTCCTCAAGAGAACGGGACGTTCATCGCATTCAGTCGCGAAGGAAAGCGGCTGTCCAACACCGAACGCCTGTGTGAACTCATCGCCAAAGCTGACAACAGCAAAGTCGTTATCGACGGTGAAGTGTTCTATAAGGACTTCCACACCACACAGAGCATCGTCAGCACTCAGTCCGAACACCCGCTGGCCGGGAACCTTCAATTGTTCGCGTTCGACGCCATCCCGCTGGATGACTGGAATGCGCAATCGTCTTCCCTGCCCCTGTTCCGGCGCAAGGACGTGCTCCGGGCTGTCGTGGACGATATCAATGGATACGTCCGCCCGCCGAAGCCCACACCCGAAGAAGTGAAAGCCAAGCTGGAACAGCTTATCAAACAGCGCGGCATTCATGGTGTGCAAATCCCGCCGCCGATGGAAGAACCGAAAGACGATCCGTCTTGGCCGGTTCAGTACGTCCCGGCAAAACTGATCGGATCGAACGCGGCGGCGGAAACGTTCTATCGCGAATGCGTTGCGGCGGGTTTCGAAGGTATCATCCTGAAGGAATACGCGGCTCACTACGAATACAAACGGTCGAAGACATGGATGAAGATGAAGCCGTCCCATGACACCGACATCACCATTGTCGATGCCATCGAAGGGAATCATCGTCTGGTCGGGTCTTTGGGAGCGCTGATCGTGGAAGGCTCCGTGACCTTCAACAATCGTCCCTATAAGGTTCGTAGTGAAGTCGGTAGCGGGTTCACTGACCCGGAGCGGCAAAAACTGTGGGATCTGCATAAGGCCGGTGAACTGGTGGGCCGGATTGTAGAAGTCCGCTACCAAGAGCCGGACATCGACGGGGCACTTCGCTTCCCTGTCTTCGTCAGGTTGCGGGACGACCGGGCCGAAGAAGCTGCGTAGTAGTCTTCTCCTTTGATTTGATGGGTTCCGTGCCACTCTAAACAGTTGGCATGGAACCCTTTCTTTCTGAAGCCTACATCTTGCGGGACATGCGGACCAATCGCTTTTTCGGCGGCGGGATCGCATCGGAACTTTTCTCCCATTGGGTAACCGAGTGGCATCAAGCCAAGACGTATCCGTCACCGGATCACCTTCGTCCCGTGCTCGAACAGATGATTGCCCGGCGGCAAAAGTACGCCGAATCGAAAAGCGACATCCTTCAGAACATCCCGCTGTTTGAACCCGGCACGATGATGATCCACAAAGTCTCCATCACCAAACAAGTGGAAGAGACAGGGCTTACCGTCACGTAGACCACCCTATATACTCAGCGTGACGTTACTTGAAATTCAAGAGCGGCTATACACTTTCGCGGCACTGCCAGTCAATTGGGACCAACAGAAGGCTACCCCGCCAAACTCCGTAGCCATCGAAACCGCGTGGAAAATCGCCAAACTGTCCGTTTCTCGTTTTCAGTTCAATCCGACCGACTGTGTTCCTAGCACTAATGGCGGCGTTGCTCTGGTATGGGTACATCCAACCAATCAAGATCGCTATGCCGACATCGAATGTACCAACGATGTGAATGTGTGCGCGTGCGCTTCGAGCAAGGAACACGAACTATTAGAAGAGTGGCAGATTCAAGATTTCAGTGTGCCCATCATCGGCCATACACAACGGTCACTTGACGATTCGATGGCCCGTCTCAAGAAGTTCATGCAAACCGGTTTTCTCGAATAGCAACCCACGGTACCGTAAAGATCATGGCACTGTACATTCCTATTGATCCAACATCTGTTTTGCATTGCAAAAACTTGGTCATGGTCGTGACCTACTTGTGCGGGTTCACTGCCGACAACATGAAGCCTCAAAACACATTGGAGTATTTGGGCGACATCATCGAACTAGGAATGCATGTGTGGTCAGATTTGCGCCGGTTCAATGCCAAGATGTTCGGGTTTGACAAAGACCTCATCACTGATATCGCGATCAGCGTTCCCGGCCTAAAATCACAAGATCCACGCTTGCATGCGATCCGTGATAAAATTCAGGAGTACATCTTGCTTTTGAATCGAAAGAACAACCCGACTCTCTGTTAAAGGATTCCAATGAAACCACACATCATTGCCGGTTCAGGTGGTGCTCACCTGTTGCCGACAATTCAGCAAGTGATGGGCATCCCGGAAAGCAATCCGGTCGTTTCCAAGAAATTCTCTGACGGAGAAATCTTCGTTCAGATCACACAGAACATCCGCAACGGCGACGTTTTCATCGTGCAGTCCACCAGTTCTCCGACGAATGATCGTGTCATGGAACTGATCCTGCTGATCGACGCGGCCCGGCGTGGTTCGGCTGAACGAATCACGTGCGTGATCCCCTACTTCGGATATGCCCGACAGGACCGCAAAGAAATGTCCCGTGTGGCAATCTCCGCGCGGGCCGTCGCCAACTGTCTCGAAGCTGCCGGTGCCGACCGCATCATCGCCGTGGACCTTCACGCCGCGCCGATTCAAGGGTTCTTCAACATCCCCGTAGACAATCTCTATGGTGGCCCGGTGATCGCAGACTCCTACACCAACAACTTCCGGTTCGACCCGACGCTATTGACGGTTGTGTCTCCCGACGTGGGCGGCGTCGCCCGTGCCCGCCGGATGGCGGAAATCTTGAACGGCGCGCCTCTGGCGATCATTGACAAACGCCGCGAACAACACAATGTCGCGGAAGTCATGCACATCATCGGCGACGTGAAAGGTCGGCATTGCTTCATGCTGGACGACATGATCGATACCGCCGGGACCGCATGTGAAGGCCGGAAGGCTCTTCTGGACGCGGGCGCGGCTTCCGTCACCTTCGCCGCGACGCACGGTGTCTTATCCGGCCCGGCACTGGACCGGATTGTGGATAGTGGTCTGGACGTGATTATCACCGACTCCATTGACCAGTCCCGTGGACCGCACCGCGCGTGGGCGCGCGGTCAAATCCGCCGCGTGAGCATCGCCCCGCTGTTGGCGCAAGCAATCATGGCGACCCACAACGGCGATTCAATCAGTTCTCTCTTCCCAAGCAAAGCGGCTGCTGCCTAAGAAAAGCCGGGCCTTCGGGTCCGGCTTTTTGCTGTGTTCGTCAGTGATATACTTGAATTCTATGGATCGGGAAACAGCACTTTCAATCGCCCAAGAATACTACCCACAAGAAAACCGCCGGGGACTCTTGGACATCCTTTTCGAACAGACCTTGTATCCGGCATATGACCCGGATCTGGACGATCATGCGCCGTTGTTGCGGCAAGAATTGGAAGCCTACCTACCGCGCTATGAAGAGAAACAAGCACGCAAAGCGGCTCAACAGGCTGTCATGGTTGCTGCCACGGAAACCGTATGAGTATTGATCGCCCCGGTTGGGATGAACCAAGGGTCACGTGGACGGTCGGGCGGGTCAGCGCCGGAAACCTCGAAGCCGGGGTGATGCTGCGATCCGAATTCGATCTGGTCATCAACGTGAACGATGCCTACATCGCGGAGAGTTCGCAGTTCTGGTTCCCCATCAATGAAGTCGCCCCGTGGGGATACGCTCCCTTCTTCTACGTCAAACGCATCATTGACGCGCACCCGGACGCCAACGTATTGATCCATTGCGCCGCCGGTGCGTGCCGGTCGCCTTTGATGGTGTTCGGCTATACCATGTCTCATGGCATGCCGCCGGAAGAAGTCGAAGCGAAGTATGGCGGGCGATACATGACTCTGTACGCCCGCATGAAACGTGACGGCATCATTCCGCCCAACTTGCCTGAATTCTACGCCATGATGAACAAGTGGCCGGAAAATTCTCTGATGGGTGTCCTTGCCCGGATCGGGGACCCGCGCACGAATGGATAGGACCAGATACATCTTTCCTTTCCGGCAAACGTGGTGGTCGGTCTGTAGCCGTCATCGTTACTACGACACACAATGTCACATTTTCCAAAACGGAACATGGCAATTCGATCTGGTCCACTGGTTCGATGGTCTAATCCACGACCATGCGTATGTCGTTTGGTACAAATGGCACAACCGCCGAAACTCACGGTCGCGGCGGTTGTTGGAAAGCTGGTTTCCGAAACTGAAAAGCTAGACGTGCCCTTCCGACAGCAAGGTCAGTTCGTGTTCCCGGTCCAAGAACTTGTACTCAATCTTGGTCGGTTGGAACACTTCTAGTGCGCTCACGACATCGTTCAGTTCCATGCACCCGCACGTGTATACGTCCAGTTGCATGATGCCGGGATCAGATTCGTCCCACACGTGCAAAGCGATATGTGCGATGTCTTGATGATACAGACACCGGTTGCGCCGCGATTGCCCGGTTCATCAAGGTACTTGACGAACGGACCCGCGAACAGTTCCATTCCCAATCTCTTCACCAGATCGGCAAGCCAATCGGTGATAACATCTACATCTTTCGGTGGCGTCTTCGTCTCAATGCGGAAGATCAGGTGTTTATGTTGAAGCACCTTTGTATTTACCGATTAGTAACCTTCCAAGATGCGCTGCTTTTGCATGATTTCGAGTTCCATGAACTCCAGATCAATCGTCGTGGCGACCGGCGGCGCGCCGCCCCACGGGTGTTCACGATGCGCGACCCACGCGCCAAGCGGAGTGTAGTTGACCGTCATTCGTTTCAGAGCACACGTGCTGATCTTGTGGATGAACGGATTCTCTTTTCCGTGGCTAATGAACTTGATGTCGAATTCTGCCGGATAAATCCAGAAACGGCCCGCTGTACCGGCGGCGATTTCCGGTGCGCTGTAGAATTTGAACGCACTGATGATGTTCGATACGTTTTCCGCTTCTTTCTCGTTTTGCGGAGTGAACTTGAACTTGAAGCTGAACTCACGGAACCGAATTCCCCGGAAGATCGCTTCCAAGTGCGGATTGATTGCTAGCCGTCCACGGGTGCTCAATGCATCCTTCAGCGACAGACCAGTGACGGCAGACATTGCATCCGTCGCATGGATAGCGCCCGAAATGCCAAGGCTCTTGAACACTTCCGTCATGCTTCCTTCGCCGCCGATGGCATCCAGAATGACCTTCGTGTTCCCCATTTCCGTGTCTTCCCATTCAGCATCGTAGTTGACCACGATGTCTTCAGGCATGTACAGCACAATCGCGGTGCTCACCCGGCGAATCGGCACATAGGTGCCATTGCCGCGTTGTGCGGGCGACGGAGTGTTCCCGCCTTGTCCCTGTTGGTTTCCCGTAGGGGCGGCGATTGGAGCGTCCCTTGTGCCTTGTACAGTGTCCGTTTGACTGTTCCGATACAAGGTTGGTTGTTGTGGTGGCGGACCAGCGGCGGTTGAACGGGTGCCAAATTGTGTCGTGGCTGTTTCGTTGATATAGAAGATGACGTAGTGATCCAACCCGGCACCCGGCTGTCCAAGGTTGAGCGGATAGATGAAGCTGTTGTATTTGTAGCTGCTGCCTTCCAATCCCGCCAAGGGACCATCAGACGGGCGCGGTCCAAGCTGAGAAATGTCGTTCGGGTTGTTCGGGTTCGCCATGCCCTTCTATTTATTCGGTACCCGGCCAGAAGACGGTAAATAGTAGGTATGCAAACCTTCGGCCAGTTCATCCGGGAGATGGCGGAATTCCCGGTGAAGGAAACCCCGCATCAAAAACAGATCCGGCTGAGCCGTGGGTACAAGAAGATTGTACGGATCGACGCTGCCAAATTCAAAGCCCGGTTCGAAGCGGAGCAAGGGCAAAAGCTGGATTGGAATGCGTCCCGTGCCGACCGGCTGAAAGACTTGGAATCGGTTGATGCTTATCCACAAGGTGTTCATGGATTGGGCCGGGCGGGTGGATGTGTTGGACGGACGACATCGAATCGCAAACGCCGCCGCGAAAGGTATGTCGATCAAAGTTTCTATGCCGAATCGAAAAAAGGAAGGGGACATTCCGTCAGACTTGGTTGTCTGACATAGATGTCCCGTGGTATACTCAAGATGATGTCATTTCGACAATTCCTATTTGAAAGCGCGAAGGCCGAAGAAGCCTTGAACGCGGTACGCAATGCGCTCATCGGTTCGAAGTATGAGCAAGACGTGTACCTTGTAGGCGGGGCCGTTCGCGATATGCAAATGGGCTTGCCGGTCAAGGACTTAGACCTTGTGGTGGACAACCACGGTCTTGAGGGTGGCATCGAATGTGCGACTTTCTTGGCGAAGGCGCTTGGCGTTTTCCGCCCGGATTCAAACCCGGTGATCTTCCCGCGATTCGGCACTGCGAAGCTGACGTTGAAGAGCGGGTTCGACGTGGAGTTCGTCGCGCCGCGCAAAGAGAAGTACGACGCCAACAGCCGGAAGCCGGTTGTGTCTGCCGGTACGCTCGAAGACGATGCGTTCCGCCGCGACTTCACGATCAATTCCCTGTTCATGCGCCTGTCGAATTCCGAACTCCGGGATCTGACCGGGCGCGGTCTGGCCGATTTGAAGCGCAAGACCATCCAAACGACCAGCGACGCCACCTACATCTTCAGCGAAGATCCGTTGCGCATGTTGCGCGCCGTCCGGTTCGCAATCAAGTACGACTTCGAATTGCCGCTGGCACTCATCAAGGCAATCAAGGTGAATGCCCGGCGGCTTCAGACGATCAGCAAGGAACGCATTCAGGACGAACTGAACAAGATCCTTGTGCTGAAGACGCCATCGCGCGCGATCCGCCTGTTCAAGATTACCGGGTTGCTGAAAGAGTTCATGCCGGAACTGCAAGCGCTGTCCGGCGTCACTCAGAACGCCTATCACAAGCACGACGCTTTCGACCACACGCTTGATGTGCTGGACAATGCGCCGCCGGATCTGACTGTCCGGCTTGCCGCGCTGTTCCACGACATCGGCAAGGCCGCGACCCGCACCGACGACGGTGGAAAGGTTCGTTTCCTTGGTCACGCCAATGTCGGTGCCGAAATCGCTGTCGAAGTCATGAAGCGGTTGAAGTACTCGAACGACGACACGGAGAAGATCCGCAAGATCGTGTTTCATCACATGGACATGAAGTTCGCTGGTGACGATCTGGCGACGCTGAAGGACAAGAGCCTTCGGAAGCTCATCTTCCGTGTTGCCGACAAACTGGACCCGCTGTTGAGCCTGATGCATGCCGACAACATCAGCCATGCGGAGCACGCCAATATGCCGAATCAGATCAACCTCATCCGGCAACGCATCAAGGATTGGGACATCGAATCCATCCTGAACACCACCAGTGTTCTGGACGGCAACGAAATCGCCGCCTTGGGCGCGAAGGGTCCGCTGATCGGCAAGATCAAAGGTCGCATTCTGGACAAGGTTCTGGAGAATCCCTCTTTCTCGAAGAAGGACGCCACTCTGATGGCACAGAGCATGATCCGTGATGCCGCCGGAAAGAAGTAACGATTGAAAGACTACCCTAGCATCGAAGGCAGTGCCCGCGCGCCGATTGGCAAGCCGTGCATTGCCTTCTACAAATACGACGGATCGAATCTCCGGTGGGAATGGTCGCCGAAGCAAGGCTGGCACAAGTTCGGCACCCGGAACCGACTCTTCGACAAAACTGACGCTGTGTTCGCCCCGGCGATTCCGATCTTCCTCAACACGATGGGCGATGAAATCGTCCGGCGGGTGAAAGATCACGACCGGAACTGTCAGCGCATCACTGCGTTTACCGAGTATTTCGGTCCCGGATCTTTCGCCGGTCAACACGTGCCGGGTGCTCCGATGGAACTCCGGTTGTTCGATACGTTTCTGTTCAAGAAAGGGTTGATCCCTCCCCGGCAATTCCTCAAAATGTTCGGCGACCTTCCGTGGGCGGCGGAAGTGGTCTACGAAGGCAACCTGACCAAAGAGTTCATCAAGGATGTTCGCGACGGCAAATACCCTGTGTGGGAAGGCGTCATCGCGAAGGGCGACGACTTCATGTGCAAGATCAAGACCAATGCTTACTTCGCCAAGTTGAACGAAGTTTACGGTACCGACTACCGGAAGTATTGGGAGTAGAATAGAAAGACAATATCAGGGCAGGTGGCCCGGAAAGAAAACACTCGAATGTCAGCAACGGCAATAGCCAAATTGAATGAAGCAACAGTGGAAGTAGAATCTTCGCTGTTGGATCAGATCATCCAATCTGAACCCCGGTTCGAAATCCCGGTACAGGTGCGGCAACCGTCGTACACCGTCCGTATGTTAGGCCAGCACGCTCACGCCAAATTAGCGGCGAAAAACGTGTGCGGCAACGACAGCCGCGACGGTACGTTCCGGTATGATTTGAAAGTCACCACGACCGGAGTGAACGAACAGGGCTTCAGCATTGACAGCCGTTTCCCCGACACCATCTATAGCCGCTGGTCCAACGACGTGTTCGTCGCGTCCTGTGAGCAATTGGCGGGTGGCATCATCGCGGCGGTGCTGGAAGCCTATCCCGAAGTTACCAGCGTGCAATGCACCATCTACAACCGCGTCGGCTCCGTGGAGGTCGATTGGGTGGTTGGTCAGGAAATGCCCATCGCTCCCCGCAAGGCGACTTGTAAGGAAGTTGCCGATGGACTTCAGTACAAAGACAACTACCGCTGCTAAGCTAATCGTATGAACAAAATCATGATCGTGTTGGGGTTGGTCACGCTCACTGCATGTGGGCCGTCATACGTCGAACCCCATCAAATCGGGACAGTTAAGTGCTACCAAGTGAAGGGCGGCAACCAAATTGGTTCGTGGGAGAATGCCACCCTTCACTACAGTAACAGTGATGGTCGCGATTCGGTACGGGTGTACCTGACCAGTCGTGAAAACGACAACGGGCTTACCCGCATTCGCGTATCCGACAATTTGATTGCCCGTTACTACGTGCATGAGGGCGTGTGTACGATTACTCCGTACAAGGAATAGGAAGACCATGCCCGACGAAAAAATACTAATCCGGCTCACCCGCACGGGCAAAGACTCCTTCGAAGAAGTCTACCCGGCGACGCTGGCCGAATGGACGCGGCTCACGGGACTGACGGAAGAAGAAACGACACTGGCCGTCGATTGTGATGATCTGGCGGACGAAGAGTTTCTGGAAGAAATCATGTCCCGTGAGCCGGTGGATGTCAAACTCAGCGAACTGGAAGATATCCCCTACGTCGTCAACATGTTTTAGATCAGCTTGTAGAACTCATCGGCGTCGCGGTATGCGGAGTGTCCGTCGATGAATGGCGTCATATCAATCAACTCCACGTTCGGGACCGGCTTCGTTGCTGGTCCATCATAACCAAGAGCCGGGCTGGTCCAGTTGTACGGCACCAACCGATAGGACCACTTCAAAACACTGTCCCGGCGGCTGTACATCAGCTTCCCTTTGTGCCCATCAATGTGAGTCGCATACTTTCCCGTCAGGACGCCGTTGTCAACCGCTGGCGCGGCCATGATGTACTCTTGGATCGTTCCCGGCGGAATGTGCATCAGCGCTTCCAGCATGACCTTGTTGCCAAGGCTGTGGGCTTCGAGCACCACGGTGTTTCCCCGTTGGTGGAGCATTCGAACCAGTTGCACCAGATAGGATGAGGCTTGCGGGGCGCGCCGGTCAGCGGCGATGTATCCAATCGAATACGACCACGATCCCGGCCAGAAGAAACCTACCATTGCGTCGAACTCCGGGCGCTTTCGCTGTAAGTTGGTTTCGATAGTCTTGTAGGCGATCAACGTCTTCGAATACTCTGATTTGTACCCGTGGACGGCCACAAAGACCTTTTGATTGGATGGAAGATCACCGACCAACAGTTTGTCGGAAAACTCAGTGGAAGAGCGGAAATCCTTGCGGCAAGATGCTTCGAACATACTAGTACTTAGTCCTAAAAAGCAAAACAGGCCGGACCCGAAGGCCCGGCCTGAACTGTTCGAAGATTTCGATTAGTTGGATTCCGCGTAATCGATGCTGTCTTCGTTGCGTGCGCGGAAGTAACTGCGGATGTCGTCCCGGAGTTTGGTGCTCCGTTCGGTCAATTGATACAGTCCTTGCGTGTCACGCTTCAGATCGTAATGCGGGTTGTAGTTGTTCTCCACCAGAATCTTACCGCGATCCCGGTATTGCCGATCAGCCTTGCGGCCATGCCAGTGGTGAATAATCATCCCCGGAACGTAGCCAACGTTGCGTTTGATGTGCTTCACGCAACGGTCGCCCCAAATGCGCATCTGTTCCTTGTAAGGTTCGCCAAGACGCTGGTCGATTGACCGTTCCATCTGGTCCACAAGGCCCATTGCCATGTTGTGATCGGCGGAACCAAGGATGCACACATCCAGCAATCCGCCGGTCTTGTCCAGCGCCGAACGACGCGCCGCCCATGCATAACCGGGGTGCGCAAAGTCCGCGCCGTAGCCATACGGCACATAGCCGCCGCTCTTGGCTTGGTTCGGCAAGTCATTGCAGTAAGCGTACAGGAAGCCGACATGCGGCGATCCAATCGGCTCGAACTTCGGCCCAACGTCCTGTGCGTGACTGAACATCTGAACGAAGTCATAGTGCTGCAACACTTGGATGGTTTCGTAGGCCCAATCAGACCGGACGAACGTAATGTCCGCATCAACCCACGCGAAATACTCCGCGTTGGGTTCTTCGGAACAGATATGGTTCATCAGGAGATTCAGCGCGTTTTCTTTGTGCCAAATCTCATACGGGGTTCGCAGTTGCAGATGGTAGTCATTGTCTTCCTCTGTTACTACGAACGGGCGGTTTCCATAGGCCATTTCGACGGTCCACAGCTTGACATGGGGACCGTCGGTTTGCGATTGAAATGCTTCGAAGAGCTTATAGCGGCTGGCATAGCGAACCGGGTTGCTAACCACCGTGCAAACGTGTAGGGTAGCTTCACCAGACAGTTGCGTTCCATGCGGGCGCTTGAATTGTGGGTTTGTCGGATTGTAGAGCACGATGAATATCTAGCACTCTGGAAAACTCTGGAATCTAGCCCAAGAGAGAAAAATTGAACTTTTTGCACCGCCGGGAACGGAAAACGAGAATCGGGGTTGACATATATGTGTCGCTGTGCGATACTGGTTTTGGAGAGACACGATGTCAGGAAATCAAATCACCAAGAAATTGACCGCCGCCGGGATCGACCCAAAAAACATCCTCGAAGTCAGCAAAGATGAAGTTGAAGTGGGAGTCAAGTCCGTCCACGGCGATTACTGCGAATACACTGAATCTGAAGAACTTGCCGACCGTGTACTAGCCATTCTTGGCTGGAAGCAAGGCTTCAAGACCGGTTACAATTCGTGGATTCTCGAAGGACACAACCGTGGAGCGCAAGCCCGGTTGGTGAACTCGATGGACCAGTTCGGCGCGGGAGCGTTCGATGTCGATGCTTAACCAGACAGATGGATACAAAGTCGCTCACGAAGTTTACCCTTCCGTGGTCGCCACAGAACACGCCGTCCCGTCAATCCCTGTGGATCGGCTGGAAAACATCGGTTTCCGGGGCGCGGCCATCCGGCCCGACTCCGGGGACTGCCGGTGCATGTGCTGCCCCAAGGAAATCCCGGCCAACGGATTCGGATTCGCCGCCCACATGAACATGCATGTGCGCCGGGGCGAAGCGACCAAGACCTACAACGAACAATACGGGTGCTATGACTACCGCCCGGTGAAAAATTCTTCGACGAACGCTTGACATATATGTCGTCGTTTGGTACTCTGAGTATGGAGAGACGACACGATATGAAAAAGACACCGAAAGTTACGACAGCGACCCCGACCGCCATCAAAGCGATGGCCGTGAAGACCGGTCAGCTTGCTGAGACTCATGAGAGAATGTTCGCCGCCGTTGAAGCGATCATGAAGGCGCACGCCAACCGCGATGCGATCCTTGAAGCCGCCAACGAAGATGGCCGTCCGGGTGACGAATCTGACATCACCGCGACCGTATTCCGGTTGAAAGAGGAAGTGGATTTCCTTCGCCAGCTTGCTGACGGTTTCGACAACTATGCCATCGAAATGGTAATGGACGATTGGACACCACCCACCCGCGTGGTCACGTGGGATCACGTCAGAGCGTTCTTGCCGACGCTGATGGCGGCGGAAGCACAATTGAGCGTCGATCTGGACGCGGCACAGACTGCGAAAGATGTGGAAGCCGCCTTCGCTAAGCTGAAAGCCGTCACCATCGAAGCGATTACAGCTATGTGGAAGGACACCGACGACCGGAATTCCTTGGACAAGCTGATGATTTTTCAGGACTCCATTTCGTTCAGCAAAATCTTACGCCGGGACTTCATGGGAGAAAAGATATGACACCAGCCGAAATGCCAATCGAACAGCGCCGGGCGAATGCCGCCAAGTTTGGCAAGGCCGTCGCGCGCAAGTATGGGTTGACCGGGCCGCAAATCGGCATCCTTCGGGACGCCGCCCGCAAGTGGGTGGGATACAGTTCCAAACCCGCATGTGGTCCACCGGAGCCGCACGATGGACAGGTAAACACCTTCAATGTCCGTCAGGACAGCATCGACGCCTTGATGCAAAAGGGCTAAATCGCCAAGGTCTATCTGTATTCCGATGAAGACCGCGCCGCCCGCGCCAAGCGCGCGGAAGACATCAAGCTGGCCGCGTTCAAACTGGCGCGAAATCACGGTCAGAACGACCTGATCGACGTGGAAACGGACACGGTGACCGCCAAAGGGTTGGTTTGCTGGAAGCTGGTCATGAAGGATCTGCAAGTCGTGGAATCGATCCTGAAGGGCAACGAAGAGAAGGTGATCCGTATCACGGAAGCGGGCCGGGCCGTCGCGGTTGAATTCAAGTTCGCCATCGGAGCGGAGGAAGAATGACGGACGGGCACATCTGTGCCAAATGCAACGAAACCGGCACGACAGAAAACGAGTATTCGAATTGCCCGCGCGGTGGCATGCATGACTTCCGCACGCCGGAAGAGTGTATGGTCGTTCGTGTGTCCATGCTCAAGCACTATCGGAAGTATGGGCCGAAAGCGGACGCCGACTTCCTTGCCACCCTTGTCGGGCCGAAGATCGCGCGCAAGCGTGGCCGCGCCCGCAAGCACACGCGCGCGGAGATTGAACACATGCGGGATTTGTATTTCCGCAAGGATGAAAACTGGTCCATCGGCGACATCGCCCGGTTCTTCCGAACGTCAAGTTCCCTAGTGAACAAGGCGGTCGATGGTACACTGAAAGGCAAAGACGACCCGGAATGAGACTCTACTGTTTCGCAAACATGTACACGGCGGGAATACACGCCGGAATCCAATCGCTTCACGCTACGTCGGCGATGTGGCGGCGGTACTTCCGCGACCCGGATTCCGAACAGGCGCAAACCCTGTGTGAGTGGGAAGACAACCACAAGACCGTGGTCGTGCTCAACGGTGGCTATCAGAGTGCCTTGCTCGAACTCGAAGCGCTGTTGCAATCGCCGGACAATCCGTTCCCGTGGTGTTCGTTCAACGAATCGATTGAAGCGTTGAATGGCGCGCTGACGGCGGTTTGTATCGTGCTCCCGGAGAAGCTGTACGACCGCGATCTGATGGTCGCCGGGACGAAGCCGGAATCGTTCACGGATTGGGAATGGGCGATGTACCTGTGGCGGGAGAAATGTCCCCAAGCCCGCTGATCTTCCCCGGCATCGTTTACTTCGACATGGACATGGTTTTGGCGGACGCCGAAGGGGAATACTTTCGGATCACCGGTGAAGCCTATGACCACACGAACCCGTGGCCGGATGCAAAGCGGGAAGCCTTCTATCAACAGCACGGGACCTTTTTCCGCGATCTGAAGTGGATCAAAGGGTCCCGGCTGTTGCTGGACTACGTGTCCGCCTATCTCCGCACGGGCATCTGTAGTAGCGTGTCCAAGCACCTTCCCGAACGGTGCAAGGAACACAAGCTGGATTGGTTGTCGGATCACGGAGTATTGGCGCGGCTTGACCCGGTTGTCATCACGCCGCCGCGCGCCAATAAAGGCGAACATGCCAAGCCGGGCGACATTCTACTTGACGACTACATCGTCAACGTGAATCGCTGGCGTAAGGCGGGCGGTATCGGTATCCAGTTCCAGAACGCGCTACAAGCGTTCGACGAACTTCATCAACACATCCCGGCGGGACCGAACAAAGAGGAAATTCGCCGCCTGATCGAAAAGGAACTTGTATGAAGAAAATGCCTCAGTACACATTGGTCTTGGAAGGCCAGCGCGCCTACGCCATCTTGCTGGACAAGAACATCTGTGGCGGTGCGGCGGATGGATCGTTCAAATACGATCTGGAAATCACCGCGTCGAAGTTGGATGCCCAAGGGTTCGTCATCGACAACGTGGTTCGTGAATTGATCGCAAAGGAATGGAACGACACCACCTACATCGCGTCGTGTGAGCAATTGGCCGGTGGGCTGGTGAACTACATTCGGGCCGATATGGGCACGCGGTTGGCGTCCGTGGTCGCGCGGGTCTACAACAAGACCGGCTACGCCGAAATCGTCTGGACCAAAGGGCAAGAGGCTCCGGTCGGGCCGCGCAAGGCCACTCAGAAGGAAAAGAACGCCGAACGGAACACCTACCGGACCAAATCCGCGTGTTAGTATGGGTTCAGGGGTATGGTACAATGCCCCTGAAAGGAACACCCCCATGCAAGACCGTACCTTGGACCTGACCGAAGAAGCCATCGCCGCCCGTGCCTACGAAATTTGGGAAGAGCGGGGACGCCCCGAAGGTCAGTCCGAAGCCCACTGGTTTGAAGCAATTCAAGACCTGTCCACAACCATCGTCATCGATCTGACCAAAGAAACTGAAATGCCGATTGTGCGCGAAGTGGAACGCACGATGGCTGTAGGTCAGACTGACCCGACGTTTTCCGATGGCACCGTCATCAGCGAATAGTCGATACCCACCTAAAAAGATCCGGCCCGGCTTCGTCGCCGGGCCTTTCTATTTGCCGGACACCGTTTCCAGTGTCCGGGCAATGACCTTCAGTTCTTTCTTGTTGGCCGTCTTCCGGCGAACCACGATGGGTTCGGCCAGCTTGTCCGGTACGTCGCGATAGCGGATCACGTGACGCATGCCGGGTTCCACCAGATTGAAGCGGCGACGGGTCCATTGATCGCTATTCTCATAGGTGTGGACCTTGTACACTTCGTCCGGCGAATGGTACTGATATTCGACCACCGTCCAGACGTAGAAGACCGTCAGCGGGTTCCCGTGCTGGCACACCATCGGGGCCGGGCTACGGTACTGCTCATACCGGGGCCGCTCATCCCATTTCGGATGATTGCACCGGCACGACGATTTCATGCGCTTCTCCCGGACGAAAAACGTGCTCCCGTACCACAGAAGGCGATCCGGGTCCGCCGTCTTCCGGTTGTCCCGCTTCCGCCACGTCGTCGAAGAATTGTGGTGGTCGAGAATGCCGGTTTCCGGGTTGATGTATAGGCCGTCCACTTCCACCCACCGGCTATAGTTCCGGTAGTAAGGGACACCGCCCGACATCTCCACGTGGCGCTCGACGTGCTGATAAAGGTGCTGCATGACGTGCAGACCGATAGCGCTACGGGTATCGATGTTGGCGCGGATTTCGCTGTAAACCTCATCCCACGGGCGACCGGCGGACGCATCCAAATACCGGTACAGCGGGCTGAGATTTTCGTTCAGTTCTTTTGATTCCCACCCGTACATCCGCCGCCGACCGTTCGGCAAGAATTGGGGACCGGAATCGTAATCATCATCATAGTCAACGTGCGGGTCCAACCGTTTGCCGGTCTTCATCGACAGGCTACGGCTCCCGATCCGCTGACGTTCGCAGATCAATTTGTCCATGTCAGGACGCATGTAGTGTTACCTCCTACCTAAACCCTGTTTGCATGGTGTTACCTCCTGTCATAGAAATGGTGTGCGGTCGGCGCACGTTTGTAATTATACCCTACTCGTTTTCCATTGTCATGTATTCTGAGAGGGTGATCGATCTGAACCGCGCCACAGGCGCATTACTAGGGCTGGCCGTTGGTGACGCTGTGGGAGCCACCAACGAATTCACAATGGCACCGGCACCCATCAATGACATGGTGGGCGGCGGGCCGTTCGATTTGGCTCCCGGCGAATGGACAGATGACACATCGATGGCATTGTGTTTGGCCGATAGCCTGATCGCCAAGCGGGGATTTGACGGCGCGGACCAGATTGCCCGTTACATCCGCTGGTGGAAGGAAGGGTACAACAGCGTTTTAGGGTATTGCTTCGACATCGGCAACACCACCCGCGCGGCCCTACAGCGGCATTTGGACACCGGGGTAGTGTATGCGGGTAGTAACGACCCGGAAGCGTCCGGGAACGGTTCTCTGATGCGGCTGGCACCCATCCCCATCTTCTTCGCCAATAGTGTGATGGCGACAACCGGGATGGCTGTAGCGTCGTCGATTGTGACACACGCGGCGAAGGATTGCACCGATTCCTGTTTCCAATACGCTTTGATGATTCGCCGGGCACTCTTAGGAAAGACCAAAGAAGAGGTATTTGAAAACATCAAGGTCGTGGCGCGGGAAGATGTTGTTCCATCCGGCTATGTTGTGGAAAGCATGGAAGCCGCGCTATACTGCTTTGCAAACACCGACAATTTCCGGGACGGCTGTCTCATGGCCGCGAACCTTGGCGGCGATTCAGACACCATTGCGGCGATCTACGGCCAGCTTGCCGGGGCCTTCTATGGCGAATCCGGCATCCCGGCGGAATGGCTGGCGAAACTGTCGTGGTGTGATGACATCCGGCAAAAGGCCATTCAATTGGTAGAAGTGGGTCAAACCTATGAAGAAAACAAGAATTCAACAGTATGATCGTCTCAAGACGTTGACCCTTGAAGAAGGGTTTGCCTTGATCCGCGCCGGGGAAGAGAACACGCGGGTGATGATCGACGGGGCCTTGGTCAGTCGCCGGTCCACACGATTGCTCACATTCTTGACCTACGGGCCGAAGTGTTCACACCCGGATTGTGTCTACGTGGGAACGTTCTTTGCCGTCGAGCGCAATGCATCAGACGCGGGGAAAGATCCTGTCGCTAAGCCCTACCACATGAACCTGTGGGGCATCACTGAAGACGGCACGGAAGTCTTGTTCACGCACGACCACGTGCGCGCGGAGTCACGGTGGCGGGGATGAGATTGGGAATTGCCGGACGATGTGTTGCTGGCACAATTGGGGCAAGTCGAAGGAAGAAGCGCGGCTCCTGAACAAGCTGAAGGCAATGGCGGGGATTTCCACCGACCGACCCAACGATGGACTGAGCAAGAAACAGCGGCGGCGGTTAAAGCGGGCGGCGGCTCACGCTGAGTTCGTGGCGGCGGTCGCGGAGAAGGTCCAGACGGTCGGCGCTTAACATGGCCGTGTGAATTCACATGGCCGTGTTAGTCGGAAAAATTTCCGAAAAGTGTTGACATACATGTCGGTGTGTGAGATTCTAGTGGTGGAGAGAGACACCGACATGAAACTGATTTCCAAATAGAAAAGGCCCGGCGGTTAAGCCAGGCCTGTTCACTTCGTCGCCGAACTTGCTTAGGTGAGGTTGATGACCTTGACCAAGCGGTAGTACGGGTTGCTGGCGCTGATGATGTCGCCCGAAGCGTTCGTGTAGTACGGGTTCGACACAAGGCCGTAACGGGTACGGAACGCAATCTTCGGCTGGAGGGTGTTTTCACCGACCGCACGAACCATCTGGAGCGGGATGTAGGGGCAGTAGAAGAAGCCCGCGTCGTAGGCATTAGTACCTTTGTACCCTACCATTAGGAGTTCGGTATTAAGGTCGCCCGTGTTGTCGAAGTACGGATCAACGAAGACCTTGTAGCGACCGTTGATAACGCCCGCGAAGGTGTTGCCCGTGTCATCGACCGTCAGGTTGGTGTTCAACGCCGGGGCGTAGTTCAGGACACCCGCCATGTGCAACGCGGACGCAACGTCCGAAGAGCACACGATGAAGTTACCCTTACCACGACGGGTGTCACGACCGATCTGGTTCGCGTCACGCTCGACTTGGAACATCAAGCCCTTGAACTTTTCAGCCAACCAACGACCGTTGGAGTCCGTGTCAAGGTCAAACACACCAGCGTTAGCGGTGCCCTTCTGAGCGCCCGGCTTCGCGATGTAGTACAAGGTGCGAACAACTTCACGGTTGATTTCGGCCAAGATTTCCGTGGAGAGAATCGAAGCCAATTCCGTTTCGGCGTCCATACCGTGCAGGGCCTTAAGATCCTGCGCCAGTTCGACAGTGTATTCTGCCTTCAGTGCGCGGGTCTTCGCCGTGACGGTAACCTTGTCGATGAAGATCGACATTTCGTTGAACGACGGCTGGTTCGTTTCGCCAAGGACTTCACCTTGCAGCGTGGTCATACCGCGACCAGTTGCGTAACCACCGGCAAACGGGTTGCTACCGCTGTGGGCAGTACCGTTGTGACCGGCGTTCGGTGCGCCCGGCTTCTGACCGGCGAAGTCCGTGTCGGATTCCGACATGAAGGCTTCGTTGGTCTGGTTGTAGTTGGTGGACGAAGACTGCGGGCCGTACTTCGAACGCATCGCGAAGATGAGTCCAGTCGGACCAGTCATCGGCTGAACACCACAGATGTCGTATGCAACAAGGTTCGGCATCGCGCGACGCACCATCGAAATCATGATGGGGTCCCACGCACCGATGTTTCCGCCGCCCATCGTGTTGCTGCCTTCCGACAACAACTGTGCCTTCTGTTCCTTCAGATCACGATATTGATTTTCGAGGATCTGAATGGTGACATCGCGACGGTGTGCATCGACCTTGCCCTGAAGATCGGTGATCTTCGGCATGTCCGTGTGATCAATGATTTTCTGCCATTTTGAGCGTAGTGCAGGTGAGAGGTTCATTTGTTTCTCCTAAAGGACTGTGAGTCAAAACTATTTAGCGCTGGCTCTTGTTCAACGTTTTCACGTAGAGCGCGATGTCTTCCGAAAGAGGCTCAGCATCAGCGGCCTTCGGCGCGGTCTTCTTCTGATCCTGTTCGGTCAGAGTGCCCTTCGCCTTTTCCTTCGGGAAGTACGATTCCTTGAGCGTGGTCAGCGCGCTGGCAAACTGAGTGCTGTTCTGGAAGGCGATACCTTCCGCCAACTTGCTCAGACGATCAGCTTGCGTAGCGGTCAAACCGGTGGAAGCCTTGCGGACCATTTCCGTGCGGCGGTAGCGGGTCAAGGATTCACGCAACTTCATGTTCTCCTTGGCGGATTCGTTGAGACGGCCTTCGAGCTTGGACAACTTCTTGCCCATGACCTTGAGAACATCGACCTTCGATTGCGGAACTTCGATGTAGTGTTCAACGAACAGCTTCTTCAACCCGGACAGGAAGTCTTCGGCCAACTCAGCGCGGATACCGGCTTCAACGGCCAAACGATTTTCCTTCAACCACTGCGAAGAAACGTAGGTCAGGTAGCGGTCAACCTGTTCCGACAACTTCGCTTCATGTGCGGCAATGCGCGCGTCAGACTTCTTCTTCAACAGCGCATACGCTTCCTTCAACTTCTTCGACGCTTCTTCAGCAACACGCTTGCGGGTCGCAGCGGCGCGGGTCTTGACAGCGGCTTCGAACACAACGGACGCCTTCTTGCGGAAGTCTTCCGGCAAGCTAGCTTCGCCGAAGATCGCCTTCTCATCGTCGGTCACTTCGTCGTCGTCGCCTTCGGTGACTTGCAGCTTCGGTTCCGGCGGCTCCGGTTCGGTGATGCCGATTTCGCCCGGCTGAACGTCTTCCTTCACATCAGGATCGCCGTCGCCGTCCTTGTCCAGCTTCTTCTTCAGGAAGTCAGGCATGTCGTCCTTGTCTTCCTTCACCTTCTTGCCCTTCACCGGCTTCTTGGATTCCTTGACCTTCTTCTTGGTCTTGGATTCCGCGACAACTTCGTCGTCGTCCTTGTCTTCGTCTTCGGCCACAACGTCGTCTTCGTCGTTGTCGTCATCTTCCGACAGTTCGCCTTCCGGCTTGTCGGGATCGCCTTCGGCTTCCTTCAAACGAGCGATCATTTCGGAGAACGTCTTGTCAAGGTCGTCGTCTTCGTCGGCATCTTCCGATACAACGTCGTCTTCTTCCTTGTCGTCGTCTTCCGTCACGATTTCATCGTCTTCGTCAGCATCGGCGTCTTCGACAACTTCGTCGTCGCTCATGTCGTCAACGTCGAAATCATCTTCTGCGACCATCTTGTCAGCGTCATCTTCTTCCGCTTCCATCGGCCACTTCTTGTCGATTGCGTTTGCTTGCGGAACGTCGGCTTGTTTCACGTCCGCTGAGAAGTCAGCGGGGTAGTTACCAGCCGCCGTAGCTTCCTTGAGCATTTCGAGAATTTTGCTTTCAAAAGCACCCATTTGTTTGTTCTCCTAAAAAGGTTTGGCTGTTCGGTATTTAGTGTTTCCGCGAAAGTTCAGAAAGGAAACGGCTGAAGGCTTCGACCATCTTGTCGGTGTCGCGGAAGTCTTTTTCAACAATCCGCTTGTACTTAGCAACTTGACGTTCGACCAAAATGCCGTTGTTCCAGACCCATTCCCGGCCTTCCATCACGCCCCGGACAAAGGCTTGCGGCGCGGAGGGATCGGCCACAATGTCCGCCGCCGTGTTCAACTGGAAATCGTCCTGAACGACTTGAGTGCCATCGGCCTCTTCGCTCAGCGAACCCATACCACGGCTCGAAACTCCCAATTTGGCTTCTTCATCCATCAAGGACTTCACGATCTTTCCCATCGGGGTTTCGGTCATGATCTTCGCCTTGCCGATGAAATTCGTGCCTTCCTTGCGAAGTTCCTTGATGATGTGGGACACACGGTCCAGATTGATCGACGGGCTGTCCGGGTGGTTGAGTTCGCCGAATGCACGATTGTGCTTGACGTACTCATTCACGTACCGGGTGACTTCCGGTTCCATGACTTCCATCGGGTAGATGCGTCCGTTTCGGTTCTTCAGTGCCGCTTGCAGAAAGATGCCTTCGATGAAATAGCCCTTCGATGGCGACTTCGCAACGGTGATATTCTCGTTTACCTCAGTGATGAGGCGTAGTGGTTTTTGTGGCATGGTTATTAGTCGTCTCCGTATGGATCTTCGTCGCCCGTGTAGTTGACCTTCTCTTTGTTCTTCAGCAACTTGTCCGCCAGCAACCCAACAATCACTTTCATCAGCGGGTTTCCGTCTGAAAGCGTGTCCACCAAGGTATTGATCCGATCCTTGCGGCGCTCTTGTTTCTTGTTGTGATCGTCGATGTCTTTGTTGTGGACCTTTTGCAAAGACCGAAGAACATTCTGGATGGCCTTGATCTTGTTCTGATAGCCGGACTGCCGTTCCCGGAAATTGTTTAACTTGTCCCGGTCGTCGGTTCGCGGCGGCGTCAATTCCCGCGACGTGTGTTGAGCATTTGCCAGCTTCGCTTTCAATTCCGCCGGGCCGAACTTCTCACGCTCTAACCACTGTTGGAACCACTGCGAAGGAATTGCCTTGATTTCAAATTCACCGGGTTTCTTCCCGGCAATCTTGTAGGTGACTTCGCCCTTCTTGATGTCGTCGTCGGCTGTGCCGTCTTTAGGCATCGGTGGCGCATCTTCATCGTCGTCATCGTAGTTATTGAAGCCGGTGTAGTCGTCTTGGTCTTCATCATCGGCTTTGTCTGCTACGCCACCAACCGCCGTTTTCTTCGGTTCCGGTTCGTCTTCATCGTCCCCATCGCCATCCTTCGGCTCTGGTTCCTCTTCGTCGTCCGGTTCGGGCTTAGGAGTCGGCTTCACCTTGGCTTTGATGTCGTTCAACTTCAGACCATTGGCCTTCGCCAAATCTTCTGCCCGCTTCAAGAGCTTTTCGTTGGTCTTTTCGTCGCCTTCGTCACCGGCGTCTTCGGCCTGTTGAATCAGATCACGGATCTGTTGCTTGATGGCTTTCAGCTTGGCTTTCTTTTCGTCGTCTTCGCCACCATCATCTTCCGGGCCTTTCTCAATCAACAGGTGTTCAGCCAAGGTGATGCGGCGCGCCTCAACTAGAATTGCGGCGCGCCGAAATAGTTCTTGCTCAATGAGCCGATTTACCTTGGGTTTCACTGGACTCCTGTCCTGTTACTTCTTGACTGTGGTGGGCTTCTTCGCGGCGGTCTTGCGGGCCTTTGCTGCCTTTTCACGGGCCTTCTTTGCCTTTTCCGCTTCCTTCTTCAGCCATTCCTGATACTTCTTCTGTGCTTCGGCAACGCGCTTCTTCAAATTGCCCAAACCGGCTTGCTTCTTCGCAATGGCTTCATTCGCCTTGGCGATGCTTTCCGGCTTGGCCTTCTTGCGGCGCAAGTCAGCGACGCGCTGGCGGGCACCGGCGATCTGGTGTTGCTTCTCAACGACGGATGCGTTCAGGCGACCGATGTATGCTTGCCACCCGGCCTTGTCACGTGCTTCATCTAGCTGGATGGATTCATTCACAGGCTTGACCCACGTCTTACCCTGTGACTTGCGGGCATCGGCCCACTGTTGAGCATCACTCTTGTCAGAGAACACGCGCGAATAAGTCTTGGTCGTTCCGTACTTGCCTTGAGAGGGATTATCGTGTCGTTTGTCTAGGACTCCTTGAAAACCCTCTGCGACAATATCATCATCATCCGTCTCCACATCATCGGAGATTTCACCAGCGGGAATCACCCACGCAGATCCTTCCGACTTGTGGTCATTGACCCACTTTTCAGCTTCCGACTTAGTGTCGAAAAAAGGGGAGTAGGTTTTGATCTTTCCGTTCTTGCTCCCCTTACCCTTACCGGGCTTTTCAAGAACTCCCTTAAAACCGTGCTTGACACCTTCGGCAACGTCGTCCATGTCGTCGCATTCTTCGACGTACTCAATTTCGTCTTCGGGAATGACGCCAGCGCCCGGCCCGCCGTAGGCTTCCTTCATGACCGTGGGGCAGTTTGAATAGATCGCGGAAAGCATAGAACGGTTCAATCCTTCGCGGATCAATTCGTTCGCGTCAAAGAGCCGTCCTTCTCGAATGGCAGTGATGATGTTCATTGTGGTGAAATCCTCTTGCTAATGCAGTATTTAGCCGTGAACCGCTTAGCGGCGCTTTTTGTTCTTTCCGTGGAAGTGCTTAGAGTCATTCGGGATGTGCTCATCTTCCACGTGATGAAGAACATCGAAACCTTCGACATCTTCACCTTCTTCGGGTTGGAAAATTTCTTCCACAGCCGGTTCCGGCTCTGGTTCAACCACCGGTTCCGGCAGTGTCTCCACTTCCGTGCCGATATTCGGCAAAACTGCCGGTTGGACAAAATCCTCAACTTTCGGTTCTTCCACCGGCGGCGCATAGATGGCCGCAAGGGTGCCGCCAAATCGTCCATCTGCCGGATCGGGCGTCGGTGTGCCCGATGGTGTATGTTGCGACTCTTCAGTCCGATAGGGTGCGACTAGAGAGCCGCCAAAACGTTCGTTGCTCATATGTGTGTTTATTCCCACAGCTTTTCTAATTGGGTCCGAAACCGAATCCGCGATTCTGCCGTGGGTTCTTCGTCCTCTTCTTCGGTGTCGCCGCCCAAATCATTGAGCGTCTTCATAACCGTCTTCACATCGACGCCAGCTTCCTTTGCTGCCTTTTCGATGTTTTCCTTCTCTTCGTCACTGAGTTCGCCGATGTCACCATCGCCGCTCAGAATGTCAGTGAATGTGCCCATCACTTCTTTCGGATCTAACCCGGATTGGCGCGCGGCCTTGGTGATAGCGGCACGTTCCTTGTCAGTGAATTCGACCGTATCTTCTTCGTCTTCTTCCGGCTCAGTGCCGTCACCTTCGTCGTCTTCATCGGGCGGAAGATCACCACCTTCATCACCAGTCAGGTCAGCATCGCCACCCATGTCTGCGTCGCCCATATCACCACCGGACATATCGTCTCCCATACCGGGCTGTCCTTCGCCTTTAGCTTTCTCTTCAGCGATCTGACGATCTTCGTTTTTGATGACATCTTCGGTCTGTTGCAAGATGTTCTGCCGAATCCACATGTTCGACACATAGGTACCGACGAACTCCTGAACCCCCAAATCACGGGCGAAATTGAAGCGTTCCCGCATGATTTCCATTTCCTTCAATTCGCTGAAGTACGTGTCTTTGAGGAACGAGTAAAAGATTTTTTGCTTGATGTAGTCCCAATCTTCATAGGCGATGATGCCCTTCAGCATCAATTGACGGCTCAGCAACGTGTCCATCAACATCGTGAACTTGTTGCGCATTGCCGCCACGAATTTGCCGAACGAAATTTCGTCACGGGTCACTTCAGCCGACCGGCCCAAACTGAAACCGGTGTCGGGCTTCAAACGGCTCACCGGCACATTGAGCGCCTGATAGAGCTTCATTTGGAAGTACTCCACGTCCGCCAGTTCCGACAGATTCGCGCCGCCTTGTAGCGTCTGGATTTCCGTTCCCCGGCTACCGTCACGGCGGGGAAGCCAGAAGTCTTCCATCATCGAAAGGAACTTCTTGTCATCCCGAATTTCACCGGTCTGAGCGTCGTAAACGATCTTGTTCCGGTACTGGTTCATGATGTCGCGAAGATACTGTTCGGCCTTCGTCTTCGGCAAGTTACCAACGTCGATATAGAAGGCCCGACGTTCCGGCGCGCGGCTCATACGATAGATGACCGTGGCGTCTTCCATCATGCGAAGCTGGTTCAGCGGCTTGATGGCCTTATGCAGATGGCTCAGAATGATCTGTGAGTTGTGGTCAATGATCCCGGAGTGAGCATACGCAATCGCGTCCGGCGCAATAATTGCTCCACCTTGCCCCGCGTTGGTGTAGTCAATCCCCATTTCGTTAAAGATGTAGTACTCTTGCATGTCCGTGATGACTTCCACGTTCGTGCTGGTCATCGCGCGCTCAATGGTATTGACTTTGTGGATCTTGCGCGGGTCAATGTACCGGAGTTCTTTGATACCTTCGCGCGGATTCTTCGGGTCGATGAGGATGTGATAGTGCAACCGTCCATCGATGTACCAACGACGGAAAATGTCTTGACCTTCATTGTTGAAGTTCAACAGATTCATGATCGTTTCGTATTCTTCACGAATCTGATCTTTGACGTTTTCGGCGTAGTCCAGCTTGTCCAGCACCAGCGACATACTGCTCTGGTTCTCTTCGACCACGATGGCTTCATTGACGATGTGTCGAATAGCCGTGTCAATCTCCGGTTGAATCGACATGTCGCGATATCGAGTGATGAGTTCGGCTTCGTTGCGGACAGATCCGTCCATGTCAACGAATGTGCCGAACATGCCGCCGGATTCAACAAGAATCGCGCCGTCCTGATTCTCAGGCGGAACGAAAGACCGGCGTTCTTGCGTCTTGTTGCGCCGGTCGCGCCCGATCCTGAATCCAAACAATTTCAATGCCATATCGCAATTTATTTAGGACGACGTTTTGCAAGGTCCCATAAATGCTGGTGTTTGACATACAAGTCGGCATCGTGGTATGATGAGCCATGCTTGTTGCGATCTTTGCGCGCCCCAACATCACAGATCCGTCTGTGAGGACTGTGATATCGTCGTTGCTCGAACAACTGGACGCCGATGGTGTCGAATACCGATTGGATGAATATGCCGCCGGATACGTCGGTGGTCGTCAATTCCCGATTCCCTACGACATCTGTACCGGGGCGAATGCGGCCATCGTGTTGGGCGGCGACGGCACGCTGTTGACGAACGCACAGAAGATCCCCGCCAATGTGCCCGTGCTGGCCGTGAACCTTGGCAATCTAGGCTTCCTGACGACCACGACATCCGACAAGATGATCCAGACGGTCCAGCGGGTCCTGAAAGACGACTACGACACGCTGGAACGCACCTTCATGGGTGCCCGGATCAAACGCTTCGGCGTTGAAGCGATGTCCTTCGAAGCGATGAATGATGTGGTCATCAAGGCGGCGGATTCCGGTCGCACCCTGTCGTTCAATCTGAGCATTGACCGACAACCGGTTGCGCAATACCGGGCGGACGGCATCATCATTTCCACTCCCACAGGATCAACAGCATATTCATTGGCGGCGGGCGGGCCAATCATCTATCCCACGCTCAAGGCAATGACCATCACGCCGATCTGTCCCCACACGCTCACGTTCCGTCCCGTGGTCGTCCCGGATACCGTCGAAATCGTCATCGTATCGGATCAGTCGAAACTGTACGTGGATGGCCGGGATGTCGCGGAAATCGACCGCAACAACGAAGTCGTCTGCCAGATCAGTTCCAAGATCATCAACCTCATTCAGCCACGCCACATGCCCTACTTCGACGTGCTCAGAGAGAAGTTAGGATGGGGAGAATAGACACGATCCGATATCGGTTCTGGTGGGTCCTGATGGTCATTGCAATGCGCATGCGGTGGCATCGCCCGATGAATCATGCATGGCACCGGAAAATGGATATCTTCCTGCGAAATGCTGGTCCCCAATCCGATTACGGATGGTGAAAAGAAAACGGCCCGGCTAGGCCGGGCCATCTTCGCTGGTACCGCCCATGCTCTACAGACGGAACCGTCACTGTTCGTACACGTGGTACGTCAGCTAAAACTGTTGAGTTGTCACGCCGATTAGTCGGTCGTGTCGGACTGCCACCACTGGTACTGAAGCGTTACCGGCGTTTCCGAAATGTTGTCGTTGTCTTCCCATCCTAGATCGATGGAATTGACTTGCGACGGCCAAACACCGACGAACTTGTATCGCTTGTTTTCCTGACCAGTCTTGTCATAGTGAACCAAGGTCAAGTCCGACTGGTAGCTGTTGGTTTCGAGCGCATCCTGACGACGAACGTTCAAGATGTGAGCGTTTAGACCATTCGACCACTCTTCGAACGCCTTGCGGATCAAAAAGTCTTCATCATTGATGATCGTGATCGACAACTCTTCGAACGTGCGGTCGCCCGGCACCTTCAACTTCCGACCAAAGTACCCGACTTCAATGCTGCCAATCTGCTGGCCGGGCATCTGTGCTGCTTTGCACATGAATTCGGCCTTCGATCCCGCCGCCGTACCACCGGGCACAAATGCGGGGAAGGTGATGAGGCATTTGAAGAGATTCTTGCGTGCGCCGCCATACTGAAATTGCGCGCGAAATTCTTGAACGTTAAAAGCCATGGTGTTTATCCTTCTCCTGAAAGAGATTCTTCGCTTTGTATTTAGCAACGCACCGCTGACTTTCGTGACCCTATCCCTTCCCCACTCCCTGTTCGGCTTCCTGTTGCACTTCCAAATCGAACCGAATGGCGTAATTGAGCACGACTGGCACGGGAACATGAAGGTCCGCCGCGATCTTCGTCGCGCCTTTCGCGGCAAGCTGATCCTTCAACCACACTTTCGATAACAGCTTTTCGCGAATTTCTTTTTGGATCGGCTCAGCGACGGGGATGTGTTCAGATTGGGTTTTGATACATGCTCGTTCGCCGCACGTCGCCGCATACCCAACCTTTCGGAAAGGGACCGGGCGAATCTGACAAACTGGACAACGTATTGCCTTCCACTGGTCGGGAGCATTTTTCAAGAGCCATTTTGGATTGCACCGGCTAGAAACCAGTTTTCCGTCTTTGATGAGTGTACAACTTATTCATCGAAGAACTAGTCAAAAAGAAAACCGCCGGGGAGTAACCCCGGCGGTTTTCGTCTCTCTTTCAGGTTTAGGGCTTAGAACTTGCCGACAACTTCGGAGAAGTCAACACCCGTGCGCACCGCGATGAAGTTCAACTGAATGTAGTTGATCGACCGGGCGGGCTTGATGTAGATATCGCCAACGAAGCGGTTGCTGTCGATGACTTCCGGTGTGTTGTTCGTGCCGTCGCAGACCACGCGGAAGGCGTAGATACCACGGCGTCCCTGAACGTCGCGCAAGTACGGTTCCACCATCGCCACGAACTGTGCGCGGGTGAAGTCGTCGTTGAACTCGAACAGGGTGTACTTTGCAGCGCGTGTGATCGCCTTGCGGAGCACAATGAACAAGCGGCGGACATTGATACGGTCGAACGCGGACGGCTTCGTCAACATCGTCTTGTCGCCGAACAACAGCGTACCCTGACCACGCTCAGTCATGACACTGTTGATGCCGTTCTGATAAAGTTGATCGCGGTAAGCCTTCTTCGGGTTGAACGCCAAGCGAACGACGTTCTTCATGATGCCCCGGTTGTAACCGGCGGGCGACCACCAAGCGTCGCGTTCGTCGTCGGTGCGGGCGCAAAGGCCAGCCACGTCGCCGTTCAACGGGACCCAACGGTACACGTCGTTGTACACGTCATACATTTCCTTCCATCCGCTGTCGATCACGCCGTAAGACGTGGACGGCAACAGGTTGCGGAATGCAATGATGTCATCGACTTCGTGACCGAAGTTGTTGACAACTGCCACACGCGGCGGGCTGAGCAACACGATACAATCCTTGCGGAATTCGCAGATGTCAATCAGCTTCATCGCCACCGTGGAGTTCGCCGGGCCACCAAGGACCAAGCTGATGTCCACTTCTTCGACCGACCGGAACTCTTCGTAACCCAAGATGTACTCTTGAGTCGTCACGTTCGCATTGTCGTCCACACCACCGGCCAAGTTGTAGGTAAGCACGCCACCGGTCACAGCCGAAACCGTGCCAGTCGCAGTCGAAGTCAAACCAACCGGAACTGATCCGTTCACGAATGCCTTCTTGGTCGGCTTGATCTTCAGGGTCGGAGTGGTCCAGTTCAGCACCTTACCTTCAACCGGCAAGTAGTTCGATCCACCGTTCGTCACAGCGACAGCCGTAACCGCGCCGGTCGAAATCGTGGCCGTAGCCGTAGCGCCGGTACCGGGTCCCGTGATAACAATGTTCGGCGCGCCCGTGTAACCAGAACCGCCCGACGTGACCGCAATCGACAAGATCGCGCCCGTGTCAGCGTCCAGCACCGGCGAAACCGTTGCACCCGAACCAGCCGGGGTGATCGTCACCGTAGCGTTCGTGTAACCGGAACCGCCCGAAGTGACCGCAATCGCAGTGACGCCGCCACCAGAAACCGTAGCCGTCGCCGTAGCGCCGGTACCGTCACCAGTGATCGTAACAATCGGAGCGCCGCTGTAGAGCGTACCCGGAGCGGTCACCGTGATCGTGTCAACCGCGCCCGCGTTCAAGTTGGCAGTGGCCGTTGCACCGGAACCCGGCGAAACCACCGTCACATTGATGGCGTAGCGAACAGTCTCCCCGACTTGGAACGTGCCAGACGGAGTGTTCAGCGTCAACACTGTGTCCAAAGTCGTGAATGCGTTGCTCAGAGGACCGCCCCAATTCGAGGAAGTCGGGTGATCCATCCACCAGATCCAGCGGCTCTTGCGGTTGATGACTTCAGCGTAGTACTGCGAAGAACCGTCTTCAGTCTTAGCCAGCGCCGCCTTGCTCAAGAACGGATACCGTTCAAGAACCGTACCAGCCACGCCAGTCAGCTTGCCGTCCTTGTCCACGACAACAACGTGAACTTCATCGTTCGTGCCGCCGTTGTCAGCGACCGACTTGGAAGTGCCGGGGATGCCGTCAAAATTGTCTTTGTATGCCCATGTATCGAAGCTGTTTACGTCAGCGACCGACACACGAATGCTGTTGCCAAGCGTACCGGGGTAGCGCGCGGCCCACATACCAACCGCGCCCTGACCAGAAGCATACTGCCCAAGGTAGTGATCGCGATTCTTGATGAGGATACCGGCTCCATCCGCCGTCGAATTCTTGTGGGGAGTCAATCCCGTCGTCGAAATTGCACGGACGACATACAGAGAATTCGTGTATGCAAGGAAGCTAGATGCTGTAAACCACGTTTCAGCGCACAGATTGTCGGGGGTGCCAAAGTAATCACGCAACGTCAGTTCACTGTCAACCAACGTGCGCTCTTGAACCGGACCCCACCGAAACGGACCCGCAATCGCGCCGGTCGATGTGGATACCGCCGGGATGATTGTCGTCAGGTCGATTTCTGTAGCGTTAATACCGGGTGAGAGGAATTGTGCCATTGCCTTTTTCTCCTAGAACTTGAAGAGACTTGTTCGTCAATTGATATTTAGGTTTCCCGCCGCTTTTGCCGGTCTACTTAGACGACAAACCGTTCCACGGGCGGCGGTTGGGGCCGTCCGTCGTCGTAAAACCCAAACGGCATCACATCCTCTTCGATCAACTGATCTTGTTCGGCTCGAAGGGCGGCTTGAATATCCTGATCCATCAGGTCCTTGAAGTACCGCTGATTGATGAGCCATGCGAACGAAACCAAACACATGACCAAATCGTCATGCGATCCCGGTTCCGCCTGATAGGAACTCTTGACCGACACGAACCGGCGCAATTCATCAATCGTGTCTTTGTCACAGATCAACAACTTGTCAGATTCGATCAACGCTTTCAGGTTCGAGCACCCGACCGCCTTGACCTTCCGGTCCATTTCGACGCCCAACTTGACGGACGTACCGAATCCGCCACCGATGATCTGACCCAAACCGGCCCGGCGGGTGGTCATCAGGATGTTTTCATACTCCAGATCGTCGCGGAGTGCCCGCGCCACGTCGCCGCCATTGTTGTTCGATTCGATCAACACGAAGGCTTCGTTATAGGCATTCGCCAGCAACAGGATCATGTCCGGCACCCGAAGGGGTGACATCATGTTCGTCCGCCACTTGGCGACCATCTTGTATGGATAAGCTGTCACGTCCACGACGACCGCCGCATGGTAGTCCCCGCCATCGCCTTTCGACACGTCCACACAGATGATGTACGTGTGGTCCTTCTCCGGTCCATAGAAGACATCCACACCTTCCCGGCTCGAAATCGGACTCATATCCGTCAACGTCGCCAATTTCCAATCAGCGATCAGCGTGTTTGTGGAACCGAGAAATTCGCATTCATATTCTTGCTGGAATTTCTTCTCTCCATCCGCGCCCATGTTCGCGATGGTCTTTTCCCGCCAAGCGTCATCGTGTCCCGGCCAGTCTGACCAGTGGACCCCGAACGGAACATATTGGTTCTGCCCCGTCGCGGCTTTCTGCCAGATCGAATGAAACAGGTTCATCCCTTTCGGCGTGCTGACGATGAAAATCTTGGTGTTCTCACCGGACGAAATTGTCGGATACACTGAAGTGAAGAACTCATCGGCGATGTTGTTTGGCAAGAAAGCGAACTCATCCAACAACAACATGTTGATCGACAGACCACGGATAGCACTGGACGACGTGGCAGATGCGATCACCTTGCTGTTGTTCTCCAGAAGGATCGAACTCTTGTTCCATTCGACGACCCCTTGCTGAAGCCACTTGGGAAGATGTTCATAGGCCAGCTTTAACCGGCTCAAAAGTTCGCGGGCAGTCGTTTGCTTGTTTGCCAAGATCGCGACCGACAGTTCCGGTGTGAAGAGGATTTGGTGAAGAAGAAAAGCGATCAGTGTGGTAGATTTACCGCACTGACGCGGGCAATTGTGTGTGACGATGCCAGTGTTACCACACAAGAACAAATGGTCTTTCGTATCGATCATGAGACATCGGACCATTAGCGGATCAATACGCTCTACCGATTTGATGTAGTGGTATGGGTAAGAAACCGAAAAATCCTGTTTTGCTTGCTTGCGCGCAAGTCTAAAAACGGGCAACGATGTTTTGAAATTGATCTTCCAGCTATTCGTTTCAGGACAATCGTTCACAAAAGATTGAATCCCCAAACTAGTCAGTAGCAAGCGAACTTGCTCAACGATATGCTTCTTCGATTGAGAGAATGAACAATTACTCGACGATACCGTTCCGTCCGAATCCATCAATCCTTGCAATAGAGCTAACCGCTGTTCGACTGAACCGAACAAGTATTCGTGAGGAATGTGTTTGTTTTCTAGCACGCCTAGCGCCCGCAGAGACGTGCGAATACCTTGAACAGTAACGCGGGTCGTATTTGAGTTGGTCGAATGTGGTGCGACTGTATATTCCATCCCATGTAGGTTTTGGATGAATGCCGACAAATCATCTTGATGAACCGTGAAGCGACCACCACCAGAATCCCCATCCCCAAGCCAATAACCGAAGAGATACGGGTCCAAGACTTGACTTTGCTTCGGCAGATTCCAAGGCTTACTTAATGGAATCCGTAGTGTTTTGCCGCCAGAAACAACATGATCGTAGATTTCGGTTGTGGTACATTCTCTTGCTTCAGGCCATGTATTTTGTTCAACGGCCCATAGATGATCGCCGTCAGCATCGATAAATTCACCGTTGTCGAAATGGATACGATAGGCGGTTTCAGACAGACGTGGCTCCGTCACTTCACTAACCAGCGCAAGGTTTCCATCGGGCGTTAGCACGTAATCACCGGGCACGATATCGCCCATCGTTTTCATCCCATTCGCGGTCGGAACAGGAGTATTGGTAGACAACGGCTTGGCAACCACGAATCGATTCTTGACCAGTGTTTCGATCAGGCGTTGCTGATACGGGAAAGGTTCAAATGGCACCAAACCCTTGTCAAGATTGATGATCTTCACGTAGTTGGCGATGAAGTAGATCGGGTCCTTCGCACACCGAACGTACTCCTGAATCTGCTGTGGTGTGTACTCGACCTCTACTCCGCGCGCCTTCAAATTTGCGTTTGCGTTGTATGTAATTGACACGCCGTTATTTAGCGTTTGTAAGGTGTTCCAGATCCCCACACCACCGGCGAAGTATGCTAAATTAGATAGACAGACCAGACCTACCATCAGGAAAAGGAGACACGAACGCAACGATGAAACGTTAATGGATGGCCGGAAGAAGCCACGGAAGCACGACGGCTGAAATGGCATAAGAACGGCTTGACAAAACACGGCAGAGTCGCCAAGTTGGTTGCCTTAACCACACGGGTCAATTCCCTAGACCACATCCCACACAAAGGCACCCGGCAAAAAGGCTCAAAAACTTTTTGAACGGAGGTTCTGAACCATGAAGCTATTTCGGCTTCTGTTGGCTATTTGTGTTTTCAGTTGGTTCTTGAATGCACAAAATGCAGACGCGCGCATCGTGCGTCTGGAAGAGTACTTGCGCGCATACCATAGCCCGGTGGCACATCTTGCGCCGGTTTTCATTGACATCGCAGATCAGAAAGGATTGGACTGGCGGCTTCTTCCGGCGTTGGCGATTGTAGAGTCCAGCGCGGGCAAATCCATGCGCCATAACAATCTGTTCGGATGGGCATCCAGGAACAAAAAGTTCACCAGCGCGGAGCAATCTATCCAAATCGTCGGAGATGCTTTAGGGACCGCCCGGTGGTACAAGTCAAAAACATTCGTCGCGGCGATGCGGACATATAATCCGGCCAACCGATCCTACCCGGAGAAAGTGCGGCACGCCATGTTGCAAATCGACAACGCTCCGGTCGGAACAATGCTCGTTCAACCCAATCAAGTCGCTGACGCAAAGATGCCTGAATAAAATCTTTCGCATTTCACGGAACCTAGGGTATGATTGTGACATATGAAGGCTGGTTCCGCCACCGCACCCTACACAGATGCCGTTTCTGCAATTCGACACATCGAAAATGCAACGACGGCATCTTTTCTCTTTGGTGCTGACCCTGAAAAAACATACCGGATATTGGCACAATTGGTCCACCCGGACAAATTGGCGACGCAACCCGCCGCGATGCAAAAACGGGGAAATGATGCATTCGCCAAACTCAGTCAAATGTACGCGGCACTCAACGGCAAGACCGCACCAGTCGCGCCCGTTGTCTTCGGAAAGTGGATCGTCGAAAATCCCATCACCAGCGGAGACATCGCAGACCTTTACCAGATCACGGCCAGCACCCACAAACGCGCCGTCCTGAAGATCGCCCGATCCCACGGCGACAACGATCTGATGGACCGGGAAATCGCCGCTCTCAAGACACTGCAAAGTGACACCCGCTCCGACAAATTCAAGCACTACATTCCCCAAGCCATCGACAGCTTCAAAGCATCCAATCGCCGCGCGGTCGTTCTCAGTATGGCTGAAGCGGAACTCCGGGAAGGCGGATTCGAACCGATGGTGTCGCTCGAACAGATCACATCGATCAAAGGGAAGCTGGACATGCGGCATGTTGTCTGGATGACAAACCGGCTCCTGTCGGCTTTAGGATTCGTCCACAACAACGGAATCGTTCATGGTGCCATTGTGCCGCCACACCTGATGTACGGGCCGCTCTCACACACTTTAATGCTGGTAGATTGGTGCTATTCTATTGATGTGACGGCACCGACACACATTCCAGCTATCGTAAAGAACTACAAAGCGTGGTACCCACGGGAAGTATTGCGAAAAGAAAAACCGACTCCCGCGACCGACATTTTCATGTGGGCCATGATGGTACGGAACACGGCGGAAACCATTCCAACCCGGTTCAAAGGGTTGCTTGATTGGTGTTTGGCCGATTCTGCAAAAACACGTCCACAAAACGCTTGGGACGTACAAGATAAATGGGGTAAATTGGCACAAGAAGAATTCAGAAAGCCACGTTACCTCAAACTCACTCTCTAACCAACAAGGAAAATCAAACATATGGGCGGAACATCATTCTCCCGCGACGATTACGATGCACGCGAAGACTACCGTAGCAGCACCGGCACAACGGCATTCACTTACGATGCCGATGTGCGGGCCGGAAAAGCCATCGGCGTACACGATCAAATGAACCCCTTCGGGGTGAAGTATCGCGAATCCCGCGACTCCCCGGAACACCCGATCACCATCCCTATTGGCGTGTCGATGGATCTGACCGGCTCCATGTCCACGGTGCCGAAGATTTTCCAGAAGGCCCTTGCGAAGTTGATGGGTCACTTTCTCGAAGACAAGGCCAGCGGCAAGCGCTACCTTGGCGAAGGATACCCGGCCATCTGTATCGCGGGGCACGACGACTACGCGGCGATGGGCGGCGTGCAAGGCACCGTTCAGGTGGGTCAGTTTGAATCCGGCCTTGAAATCGACGACGATCTTGGGCGGCTGTGGTTCACTGGCAATGGCGGCGGCGGCGAACCCCGTGAAAGCTACGAACTGATGCTATACTTCTTCGCCCGGCACACGGCAACTGACCATTGGGAGAAGCGCGGTCGCAAAGGCTTCCTGTTCCTCTTCGGGGATGAAAAGGCTTACGCCCCGGTGAAAGCCGAACAAGTCCGGGCGCTCTTCGGCGACCAAATCGACAAGGACATTCCGATTAAAGACATTGTGCGGGAATGCTCCGAACGCTGGCACATTTTCTATGTACAGCCAAACATGACTTCCCACTGGCAGGAAGAACGCATCCTCAATTTCTGGCGCGAAACCATCAACCCGGAACACGTTCTCTTGCTGGACGACCCGAACAAGATTTGCGAACTCATCGTCTCTACGGTCGCGCTGTTCGAAGAGAACGCGGATCTGGCTGACCTGACCGCCGATGGTATCGCCACCGGGCTGGACAAGGCTCTTGTGCCGCTCTCCCGCAAGGTTGGCGACATCAGTAAGTACGATGCGTCCGGTCTTCCGGCGACAACTTCGACCAGCGGTGGTACCGAACGCCTGTGATTCCACACGCACACATTGTAGCCGGGCTGACCTTCGGCGACGAAGGCAAGGGAACGTCGGTGGACTACCTTGCCCGGCTACATGGTGCGAATCTTGTTGTACGATACAACGGCGGGCCGCAATGCGCTCACAATGTCGTATTGCCTGACGGACGCCACCATACGTTCGCTCAGTTCGGGTCCGCCTATTTTGTGGTCGGGGTGAAGACCTACCTGTCCCGTCACATGCTTGTAGAACCATTCGCCTTACTCAATGAGGCCAAGACTCTACAGTCGGTGAACGGCGATAATCCTTTCGACAGGATCATCATTGATGAGGACTGTCTAGTCATCACTCCGTTCCACTGGCTCATGAATCGTTGCCGGGAATCCCTTCGCGGTGATAATCGGCACGGTTCATGCGGCCACGGCGTCGGAGAAGCCCGCGCCGATCTATTGTCCGGCAAAACATCCCTCTTCGTCCGCGATCTCAAAAACCCCGCAATCACCGAAACCAAACTACAGTTGATCCGTAGCGAAAAAATTGATGCAATCCGCCGCTACGACATCGATCCAGAAACTCTTGACAATCGATCCGTCGAGGCCATCTACAACGAAAACGTCCGCGCGCTGTGCCACATCTACCGGGACTTCCGCTCCCGTTTCGAGTTTGGCACCACCGACCGGCTGAAAGAAATGCTCACCAAGTCGGTGTCGATCTTCGAAGGGGCACAAGGCGTCCTTCTGGACGAACGGTATGGGTTTGCTCCCTACTACACATGGACCGATACAACCTTCGGTAACGCCCATGAACTTCTGAACGACACCGGCGTCGAATCCACACGTATCGGTGTGTTGCGTACCATCTTGACCCGCCACGGTGCCGGGCCGTTCCCTACCGAATCAGAACAGGTCCGCTATGACGGCGACCACAATACAACGAACGAATGGCAGGGACGCTTCCGTTTCGGACACATGGACATGCTGATGCTGAAATATGCTATGCGCGCCGCCGGGCCGGTCGATTCACTCTTCCTGACCCATCTGGACAAGATCCCCGGTATGATGACGCGGTACTGTGTGTCCTATCAAGACATGGACGCTATTCCCTTTGGTGTGTCTACGAATCGGCTCATGAACGCGGAACCGAAACAATACGACTACACCAAAAACATAACGCGCACCCTAGAGGATCATCTAGGAGTGCGCGTCGGGTATACTTCGTCTGGTCCGACCTATCAGGAGAAGACTAATCTTCTCCCATCAATGTTCCAATCCGCAAAACCTCTGCTTTAACAGCGCGGGTAACGTCTTTGCCTTTCTTGGTCGCAGTCGCCTTTCCATCTTTGAAAGCGTGGAAGATGCTGGAGAATCTATAGGACTCTCCCTTCACGTCACCTTGAACCGGATGGTTGCGGAATTCGACCCGCAACTTACCTTCCCTGTACTCCATGAAAGAGCCAGCCATCGGAATGACCGTCACATCTTTGATTTTATGGTCGAACAGGTCACTCTTTATAAGGAACTCAACTCCCGCAAACTTTGAAGCGAAGTTCTTCAGGATCAACCCCATTTGATCCGGGCTAACCGATTCCATGATATCTTCGCCAGCACATGCCTCTTCGGTTGGGTGATTGCTGTCACACTTATCACAGAACGGCGGCGCATCTTCCTTCACCACTTTGACCTTCTTCGGTTTTACTGATTCATTCCGAAGCTGGTACAGATCCCGGATGTCGCTGATCGCGTTCCGTCCCTTCGGTGTGATCGCACCACTCGAATTCACGTATTGCTTCACCTTAAGGTTGGCGACAATCGTGTCGTACTCAGTCGTGCTGATACCGGCATGACGCGCTTCGTCGCGGCGGTATGCGGGCTTGTATGCGCGCAACAGCAACAGGACGATCTTCTCTTTCTTGTCAAGGTTAATGCCAGTGTCCGGGAGCAACTGAGCGGCATTCTTGTCGCTGATGATGAAGGTCAGACCCATGTCCTTGCCCATGAAGATGCTGTGCTGAACGACGCAAATGTTTTCATGGATCTTCACCGGCGCGATGCGCTTCGTGTTCGGATCACCGTTTTGCGGTACGGGAATTGACTTCAGCGTGACCAAATTCATGACCACGAAGTATTCACGCGACCCACCGTCCCAATAGCTTGTTACGTCAACGCTGGCACCTTCTGGCATCACCTGAACCTTGAACTTCCGACCGGTGTAGTCGGGAAACGAGGCGTGCGCCAGCTTCTTCGCCATCGGATCGTTCGGTTCGAGCACGATGGTCTTGCCCTCATTGAGCAACTTTTCTTTGAGCTTGGTGGAGAAGACACCGGCTTCCGACACATTGACCATTTCGGCCAACTTGGTCGCCCCGGCAATGGTCTTGGCCCATTCCCGAAGTCGATTGATTCCCTTGTCGGTCATCGGCGCGGTCGCACCTTTGACTTTACCGTCAGCAAACACACTGGCCCGAATGCGCGGGCCAGATGCGCTCATCAAATTGGAGAAAACAACCAAGGCTTCTTTCACAGCCTTCGGTTTCTTGGTGGTGTCTTTCGGTTTGGTTGCCATTATAAGTTTCCCGGAAGACAGTATTTACCTTTCGGCACTATGCTTTGGATTTCGTGATCGCCTTTTTTCCGGTGTCCGTTTCCGGGGTTTCTTGGCTGGCTCATCCTCTTGCGCGGGCGCGGGCGCGCTCACGGGTGCCGGGGCAGGTGCGCTCACGGGCGCGGGCGGGAGAAGATCCGGGAAAGCTGCGCGCAC